AAAAATGATGAAGAGAGATTAGCAGATTGGCAAATGAGATACGATGATATTTCAAGAGCAGTAGACTCGGCAATGTCTATAGTTGATATACCTGATTATAATGACGTTCTAAAATGGATATTAACTTCAGATAAAGAGATGTTAAAAAAAGAATTTGCTAAAAAGTTAATCCCATTTGAAGGAACTGAACTAAAAGGATTGGTTAGAGAATTAGATGAGTTATTGAAATTTGGCCCAAGAGCGATAAGTGAAGATATACGGACTGCCAAAGAAGAGAAAAAGGCAGAAATGGCAGAAATTGCTAGAAAGCTAAAAACAGAAGAGAGAAAGAATCAAGATATATTTGAGTTAGAATTAACAAACTCTACTTATGGTTCTGTTACTAATTCTGTTGCTAAGATATTAGCAGCTTCCAAGAAAAAACCAGAAGTATATAAATTAGGGAATACAATTTGTATAATATCTCATTCTATTCCCAAAACCATTCGCCAGATAACCAAAAAGATAAATCTAAAAGATGATTATCCTCCAATGCCTATTGTTCAAACAATAGATAATCCTGTAGGAATCATTAGAAGTAGAGTAGAAAAAGATTGTATATTCCTAAATGAAACTGGTAAAGAGATAGTTTGTCCAGACTCTATCCTCAACTCTGTACCTAAGATGTATGGAGTAAATTGGAAGCCATTAGCTGGAATAGTTGAACATCCTTTTATAGATGATAAGTGGAGGCTAGTCGAGAAAAGTGGATATGATCCTAATACTGGTTTATATGCCGAACTACATAGAAAATTGAAAGTTAAAATAATTGATCCAGAGAAAGCATATAGATACTTAACAGAAGAGGTATTGGCTGAATTTCCTTTCCAGACAAAACTAGATTTAGCTGGAGCAGTAGGAATGTTTATGACCGCTATTCAAAGACCTTATGTTACTGGGGATAATGGGATGCCTGGTTATGCTATTGTTAGTCCAAAACCTTCTTCTGGTAAGACTACATTGGCTCAGTTAATGAGTTACTCTATATATAATAGGCCTGTTGCTGCTACTGGTTGGAGTGATAGCGATGAGGAATTAGGGAAACACCTCCTGGCTATCCTTAGAGAAGGACATAGCTGTGTATTGTTTGATAATATTAAAAAGGATGCCGCTGTTGCTAGTAATGAATTAGCAAAGGCTATGACTAGTGGCACTTACTCAAGGAGGAAACTTGGCGTTAATGAAACTGAAGAAGTACCTAGTAGTGTTCTATGGCTATTTACTGGTAACAATATTGTCTTCAAAGGAGACTTTGCTACAAGAATACTACCAATCAGAATAGTACCTAATGTTGAAAGGCCAGAATTTAGAAAGTTTGGAAGACAAGATATTGGTCAATGGGCGATGGATAACCGCAAGAAAATTATTAGCGCAGTCTTATCCTTGGTAATGGTTGGGAAAAATTTAGATTTTTCCAAGTATGAAACCGCTGCCCGCTTTAAAGAATGGAATAAATTTGTTAGAATACCATTAATGGAAATATGTGGAGAAGACCTGTTAGATGTATTTGATAGAAATGATTTCTTAGATGATGAGACTACTGCCAAAGGTGAATTGTTAGAATTACTTAATAAGACGTTTGGATCTAAACCTTTCTTAACAAGAGATTTAATGCAGTTGGTAGATGGAGTTCAGGTAAGTGGAACTAATGTCTCTGTGGATGTTAATGGATCAGAATTTAAACACGCAATATTAGAAGCATTCAATGAGAAAGCTACATACTTTGGGACGTTATATTCTTGGTATGAAAGACTTCATACTAAGAGGTTTTATGTTGGTTAGAGAAGAATCTAAACCAATGGCTAAATGGAAGGTAGTTAGAATTGAGGAAAATAATGAAATCAAAAATTGATAAAGAATGTAACCATAGATTTGTTAAAACAAAAAGCTGGATTGATAATAAGGTATTATGGGAGCAAATTGTATGTGTTAATTGCCATAAAATATTATCAAAACCAAAAAAGGGAATAGATAATGTTATCCAATTAGATACTAGGAATCTAATATCTGAAACTAAGGATGCATAAAAACCAGATCTCTATACAGCCTTATATAGCGAAAACATTAGTGCCCCTATACTAAGAGAAGGGGAATAATTTACATTCTATATACAGGCTTTAAACGACTTTAAAAAGTTAATTAAATCAGTAGCTTATATATGATATATACTAATAAAAGAAATATTGGAGAATATAATAATAAACCATTTCAATCCTTTACTTTTCAATATTTCTGGATTAGTATATAATTATAGAGAGTAAGAAATCAAAAAATTTAAAAACTCAAAAAAGAGGAATTATGGAAAACAACGAAGAGGCAACAGAGAAGATCCTTGAGAAAATCAGAAAGATTATGGAGCTATCTGAAAGAGGGTCAACTGAAGCAGAAAGAGATACAGCAATGCTTCAGGCTCAAAAATTGTTAGATAAATATAACTTGGATATGTCTCAAGTTGAAAGTAAAGATCCTGATAAAAAATATGTAGTTGGAGAAGAGATTTTTGCTATGATGAAATCTTCTCTAGCTGAAAACTCTGTCAATAGTATAATCCAAAATTTTTATAATGTTAAGATTATTATCCACAAAGACTATAATGGCTTCAGAGCTATTAAGATATATGGGAAATCTCACAATGTTAAGATAGCTTGCTACATGCAACCTTGGCTTATGGGGGAATTCGATAATCGTTGGCAAGAGTATAAATATCAAAATGATTTAAAAGGAACTAAATACAAGAATACTTATCTTACTGGCTTAACCCATGGACTGAGTGAAAAGCTAAGAGCTCAAAGAGAAGAGTTGGTAAAGCAATATTCTGGATCAACCGACCTAGCAGTACTTGATGAGACTAAGGATATTTTTAATTGGATAAAAGAAAGCATGGATGTAATGTCAGGTAATCCAAGCAGTGCAAAAGTTAGAGATCATAGAATAGCAAGAGATGGTTTTACAGATGGTCAACAAATTAGTCTAAACACTCAGGTGGAGGCATAATGACTCCTTTATATAAACACGATTGTGATTTGTGTATTTTTCTCGGAACAGAAGACATATACAATCATGGGAAGTTTGATTTATATGTTTGCGAAAAAGAATCTTTTATTGAATACATTGCCCGCTATTCTAGTGACAGCCCAGATTATATTTGTATGTCTTCCTTGGTATTTTCTGGAGATACTATGCTTACAATCCATCCAGCAATAAGGATTTGCGAATTGAAGTATGAGATTCACAAAAGCATAAAAAATAGATTAAAGGATATTATGGATAGCACAACTCTTTGTGGAAGGTCAACTATTGATGAATTATTAGATTATATGGAGGGTAAATGTCTTGGATAATTGTAACACCCGCTTATGGAAGGGATTATAAATCAAAAGCGGAAGTTTTAGAAGTTTTCAACTCTAATAAAGATTTTGTCGTAGCATCTATTAATCATCAACATAGTGGAAGATATTGCAACAAACAAGATCTTGAAAAAGATAGAAACATTTCAGAAGTTGAGATTAGATATTCTAAGCTCAGGAAGTTAATGGTAGTTGATTTAAAGGATAATGAATAATATGGCTAAAATAACCGCTATTTATTCGCCAAAGGGAGTACACGCATCTTATTTAGATAACTCCATTGGCAAAAAGTTTAAATTTGAATATGCATTCTCTATAGATGGAATAAAAAGTTATGAACCAGTTGATATCCAATTTCCATCTTCTAATCCAATTAAAGAAACTGATTTAGTTTTTTCAGGTAAATGAAGATAGCATAACTTCAGTTGGAAGGTAAAAATGGCAAAAAGGCGTGGTCAAAAGAAAAAGCACAAACCAAATAGAGCTGAAATTAACAAAGCTGTTGAGTACTATCTTGCTAATGGTGGCAAGATAGAAATAATAGATAGATTGCCTGAATTTGAAATAGGTAGACTATCTAGTTGTGAAACTGATAAATTCCTTATGGGAGAATAGTAATGGTACTTACTAATAAAACAATGTCTGAACTTGTTAATATTTATAATAGTATGAACAAGGGCAAAGATATTAAAAAGTTTGCTACAAAAGAAATAGGAATCAAAAGAATTACAGGAATGATTAATAGCAACCCCAGAAAAAAGGCTGCTGAATCTTTAATAGGACACAGAGGAAATTTGGATAATGTTGAGTTTGCGAAGCTAGAAAAATTTAAAGCTTTTTGTGCCGCAGTAAAAATAGAGCCAACCAAGCGGCAAGCATCTAAATTTAGGATGAGAAGAGGGTTGGCATACCAAGGATCTTAACGATGAATTATTTTCGTTAACAGTAATTTTTATCTTTACTTATTTAAGTTAAACCTATATAGTATAATTTTATAGGTTCAGAATTCAGAAAGTTTTTTAAAACCAAAAAGCCTAGGATGAAAAATGGAAATTAAAAAAGAAGCAAGTGATATGAATGTACCTTCAAACGTAGCAAGATTAGTTAGTATGACTAATCAAAAAGCTAGACCTGCTATTCCAGATCAAGCTGCTATTCCTGATACTGTTGATGAAAAGACAGGCGAAGTAATCAAAAAAGGAAGGGCAGCAATCAAAGCCAGTCCTGCTCGTGATGGAAGGTGCTTTATGAAAATTAGCGCAAACAGTGAAAAGTATATGGCTGAAATCGCTAACCGGATGGCCATTGAAGATATTACAGTTAGGGAAGGAGCAAAAATTGAGCCTCATCATTCTGGTGTAACTCTTGTTTTCGAAGGGCCAAATCAGGCAGTTATTCGGATGGCTTTTAAGAAGTCAAAAGGTAATGGTGAAAATAATGCTAAAGGTGCTGCGATTGTTAAAGCTGATGCAAAAGCAAAAGCAGCAGAAAAGGCAGAAAAGGCCAAAGAAAAAGCAAAAGTAGAAAAGGCAAAAGAAGATAAGCCTGTCAAATCTCCCAAGAAATTGCCAAAAAAAGGCAAAAAAGTAGTTAAAAAAGATGAAGATGAAGACTGGGGTGACGAATAGTCTTTAGCAAAAATCGGCAGTAAAACAATACTACTGGCAAATAGTCAGTAGTATCCAAAATTTAAAAAAATCAAAGTTTAAAAAAGCCTTTAAATAGATATTAAAAAATACCCTATTACTTATATATAATCTTATTTATCAAGATTATTTCAGGGTGTATACAAATGTTTTAGGCTAATTTTTAATTAATATTAACCCTAAAAAAAAATAATGAATAGAGAAGAGAAAGATGAAATACTAGCAGAGAATGATTTTGCTGAACGATTTTGGAATATGTTTCTTCATGCTATTTTGAGCTTTACTATTATAATTATGATTGCTATAATATTTTTTAGAGGTGATCCTGATTTAGTTGATTCTCTAATAACCTTTTTAAACCATGGAACTAAATGTCTCTAAAAAAGAAAACTTTACTCCAATGGGAAGAAGCAAAAATTGAATTAGATGTCGCAAAAGAAAATGAGATGGTTTTGCGAAAAGAAATTTGCGAAGAGATCCTTAAAGATCAAATCAAAGGAACTACCCATTTTAAGAAATTTGGTTTAGATGCGGCTGCTACAGCTAAACTAAGTCAAAAGTTTGATGTTGATATTCTCAAAGAAATTTTCCACAAATTAAACAAGGAGGAAAAAGGCTGTATAAAATATGATCCTAAACTGGTTGCTAAGAAGTATAAAGAGTTGCCAGAAGATTCCATCCTACACCAAGCTGTAGAATCAAAGCCTGGTACCCCTTCATTAAAAATTAAACATATCGAGGAATAATGGCAATAAGATTAACCACAACCGCTGAATCCGCTGCTTATGTTAAAGCATTAGTATATGGAGAAAGTGGCGTTGGTAAAACTTTTCTTATAAAGACCGCACCTAAACCGCTTATTATCTCAGCGGAAAAGGGATTGTTGACTTTAAAAGATCAGAAGATACCAGTTATTGAAATAAAGACATTTGAAGATTTAGAGGATGCTTACACCTTTGTAACTTCAGACAAAAGAGCGAGTAGGTTTGAAACAATCTGTCTGGATTCTATCTCTGATATAGCAGAAACTGTTTTATCTGAAGAGAAGGAAAAATGTGGAGCAGATCCAAGACAAGCTTATGGAGCTTATGCTGATAAACTTCTACCTATGATCAAAAAATTCAGGGACATAGAAGGGAAACATGTTTATTTTACAGCAAAGTTAAGAAGAATGCACGATGATTTTACTGGGATAACGAGTTATGGACCATCTATGCCTGGTCAGCAACTGGGTCCTCAGCTACCTTATCTATTTGATTTCTGCTTTGTTCTAAGAGTAGGTCAAGAAGAAGATGGAGGGAAGTTTCGATTTCTCCAGACTGAATCTGATATCCAATATACTGCGAAAGCTCGTGGTGGTAGAATGGAACCTACTGAAGAAGCAGATTTGACAGCAATTTTCGATAAAGCTCTTTCTGATGAGATTATAGAGGAAGTGGTAATTGCCAAAGAAGCTGAAGAAGTAATAGAATCAGATGAAGAAGAAATTGAAGTGGAAGGATCTTTTGAGGATACTGATGAATCTTTAGAAACAGAAGAGGAAACAGAAGAAGTTGAAGAGGAAGTATCTGAAGAAGTTGAAGAGAGTGAGGTTGAAGAAATCCCTGATGAAGAAGTCGAGGAAGAAGAGGTTGAAGAAGAGGACATGGATTCAGCTGCTGAAGCTTCAATGGGAGAAAGTGAAGAAGAGTATGAAGTAGAAGATTAGTAAAAAAAATCAAGGCGAGTAAAATTTAGGCAAATAAGTTTAAACCATAATTTAAAAAAAGGATAAAAATGGCAAAATTACAAAACGCTTTTGATAGCAACCAGTTCGATGACATGTCCAACTTTGATCCAGTACCTCAAGGTGATTATGCTATGCAGATTACCAATTCAGATCTGGTTACCACAAAAGATAAGAAAGGGAAGTATATCAAGTTTGAGATGTCTATCATTCAAGGAGAGTTCAAAGGAAGGAAAATTTGGACAAACCTTAATGTGATTAATGCGAATCCAATAGCAGTAGAGATTGCTAATAAGGAACTGGCTACTATATGTCGAGCGTGTGGGAAAGCCCAGGTACAGGATACTGTTGAGCTTCATGGAATCCCAATGACTGTAAAAGTTAGAATTAAAGCAGCAAAAGGTGATTATCCTGCTCAAAATATTACTTCTGGATACGCAGCTCTTGGAATTCAGGCCAACCCGAATAAAAAGAAAGCAGCTCCAAAGAAAGCAGCTGCCGCAAGAAAGCCTGTTGTAGAAGAAACAGAAGATCCAGGTTGGGAAGAATAATAATTAATGCGTGAATTTGGGTCACCCAAGGGTGGCTCTATTGGTTCATTAATTTTAAAACTCAAAAGGTTAAAATGAATAAAAAATATAAAAATTATATTGATGGCCTCAATCTAAATAAGAACAAAGCCTATGGGACATGTGAAATTCATTCTAAGAAGATGAAGGCTATATTTCCTGAGCTGGTTTTAGTTAGAGGACATTATAATTGCCCACTAGATGGCCTATCAGAACATTGGTGGTTAAAAACAGAAGATGGGTTAATAGTAGATCCAACTATTGTTCAGTTTGTTCCAGGATTTGAATATATAGAGTTAGATGAAAGCTTGCCTGAGCCTACAGGAAAATGCCCAAATTGTGGAGAATATACTTTTAATAATGAATCACTTCATGAAAAATGCGCAAAAGAATATTTGGCGTATTTAAATTCAGTATAAGGATAAAATGGCAAAAATACCATCAGATTTAAGATTAAAAACTGAAATTGAAATAGAAGACAAAATGATCAAAAATGATTTAAGATCATATTTAGGTCTTTCTGGTATAGGGGATAAATGTAACAGAAAGCTATGGTATGCTTTTAGGTTATGCGCTCAAGAAGAATTAGGAGCAAGAAATGTTAGGCTTTTGAGTCGTGGGCATAGAGAAGAACCCATTGTAATAGCGGATTTAGAAGCCATTGGTATTAATATTATATCTAAGCAGGAAACATATATCTGCGGCCAGGGTCATATCAAAGGCCATAGTGATGGAGTAGTGGGAAATGTACCAGATGCTCCAAAAACAGATCATTTATTAGAAATTAAGACCGCAAACGATAAAAATTTCAAAAAGTTAAAAAAAGTAGGGTTAAGGGAGTTTAGTCAATCATATTATGGTCAAATTTGTACTTATATGTATTTAGGAAAGTTGAAAAGAACCTTATATATAGTAGTAAACAAAAATGATGATAGCCGTATTTATTGGAGATTTGAAAGTGATAATGCGCACGCAAAAGAGTTAATCAAAAAAGGCATGGATATTATTTCCACAGAAGTGCCTCCTGCTAAAATAGGTGGCCCTACTTGGTATGAATGTAAGTGGTGTAAATTTTATGATATTTGCCACATGGGTGCAGAACCTTTAAAAACATGTAGAACTTGTACTTATTGCGATATATGTGATGATGGCGTATGGGAATGTAGTAGATTTTCTAATCTGGAACTGACTTTTGACCAGCAATTAAAAGCTTGTAGAAGATATGCCATAATGAACATTTTAAAGAAATAACCTAATATGTCACTTTATAAACCATTCGATTACCAAATTGAAGCTATTGATGCTATTTTCAATTACTTTAATTCTGGTAAAAAAGGCAATCCGCTAATATCTGCTCCGGGTGGATCAGGCAAAACAGTTATATTTTCAGAATTTTGCAGAATTGTTTTAAGTAAATGGCCAAAACAGAAAATATTAATCCTATCTGATGACCAAGAGATATTATCTCAAAATCATAAAACTATCTCAGAGCAAATTCCAGATAGAGAGATAGGATTGTATTCTTCAGGGCTAAGAAGTAAAACAATTAAAAATATAACTGTAGCAGGGATTCAATCTATTTATAATAAGGTTGATTTATTTAAAGATTTCAATCTTATAATAGTAGATGAAGCTCACAAAGTAGGTAATAGAGCCAAAAGTAGATACAGAACATTCCTAGATAAAATAAAGAAACCTACTATTGGTTTTACAGCAACTCCATTTAGGAATGTTACTGGTTATTTGCATTTAGCAGAAAATGCTTATTTTACAGATATAATTTATACCATAAGAATAAAAGAACTTCAAGAGCAAAACCCACCTAGACTCTGTAGAATAACCAGTAAACAACCTGGTATTACTTTAGATGCGAGTCAGATAAAACAGCAAGCTGGAGATTTTATAATAAAAGAATTGTCTTTGGCATTTGATAGAGAGGGAATAACTTCTGAAATAATCAAGGATTTATACGCTTATAAAGATGTAAGAAAGAAATGGTTAGTTTATGCTATTGATATAGAGCATTGCGAACATATCTGTAGTAAATTAAATGAAGTAGGAATTAGATCAAGAGTTGTTCACTCGCAAACAGGTATTGATAGAAACTCAATAATTTCAAATTTTAGAGAAAGTAATCAATATCAGGCTTTGGTTTCAGTAGCTATGTTAACTACAGGAGTTGATATTCCAGAAGTTGACCTAATAGCCTTGTTGAGATCTACCGCTAGTGCTCCACTTCATTGCCAAATTATTTTAAGAGGAATGAGGGTGTCTTCTAAAAAAGAAGATTGTTTGGTTTTAGATTATGCTGGAAATCTTTTAAGAAATGGTCCAATTGATGCTCCAGTTATAGTAGTAAAAGGAACAGGGGGAGGTGGTGAGGCAATTATGAAAGTTTGCGATAATTGCCAGGAGATTGTCCATATTGCTTGTAGGACTTGCCCTTCGTGCTTACATCCTTTTACTTTTAAACACCATCTTACTATGAAATCAGGGACCCAAAGTGTAGTATCTGAGAATAATTGGTTTACAGTAGATAAGATGGAATATAGTTGGTATATGAGTGGAAGAGGGATTCCAATGCTAAAAGCAACTCACATTTGTGGGATAAGAAGATTTGATAAACTCGTAGCTATAGAACATGGAGGTAGAGCAACATATATGGCTAAGCATTGGTGGAACAGGAGAGCAGATATAGAAATGCCAAAAACTGCTAGGTTAGCTGCCCTAACAGCGGATGTTGCCTTGGCTACTCCAAGAAGAATTTTAGTTAATGAATCAGGGAAGTATATTGATATTAAAGATAGTGAATTTTAAGGAGATAAAATGCCAGAATATAAAATAATTGAAGGAATCCCATCTGAATGCCAAAAGAAATTGAATCAATGGAGGCATGATTATAACATTATAATATTAGCGCAATGTGCTTATGATTCTGAGTCAGGTGGACCAACTTGGTTAGTTATAACTCTAGCAAGGACTAAAAAATGATAATACTAGGAGCAGGATTTACAGGATTATTGGCAGGTTGCGTTTTTAAAGATGCGATCATTTATGAACACAAAACAAAAGAAGAATGCAGAATGAAACACCAAGCTTTGCTTAGAATGAAAACAAATAAGATTGGAGAATTCTTGGGAATAAGATTCAAGAAAGTTCAGGTGAATAAATCTATCTGGTATGGTGAAAAGAATGTTGGCCCAACTCCTGATATGATTCATATGTATTCAAAAAAGGTATCTGGAACAATTTCAAATCGGAGTATATCAAATATAGATAGTGAAATCAGATATATCCCACCGGAAAATTTTTATGATGTTTTGTGGAAGAAGAGTTGCCAGGTTGCATTTAACAAGAGCAATCTGTGGAATAATGAATGGGATGATCAGATTATCAATACACTTCCGCTTCAAGAAATGCTCCAAGAAACTGATTCCATGCATACTATGATTGGCAATATACATCATAAATCTATTTATGTAACCAAGTTCAAGATCAAGGATTGTGATTCTCATGCTACTATTTATTATCCAAGTGATCTCCAAAAAGTATATAGGGCAACTTTGAATGGGGATATTCTTATTATTGAGAGTATAGATCCATTGGAAGCAAGTGATGGAGATTTTGGATTAGTATTTAATTCACTTGGAATAAATGAAAATGATCTGGATGGAGAATTGTTAATAAACCACAAACAAGAAGTTGGCAAGATGGTTACTATTGATAATAAAATTCGATCTAAATTGATTCTCGACTTAACTCTTAAACATAATATATACTCTCTTGGGAGAGTAGCAACTTGGAGGACAAAATTGATGCTGGATGATGTACTTGATGATATTTTTGTCATCAGGAAACTTATGGAGCGTGGAAATTACGCTTCTGTACTTTATAATCACGATGTGGAGATATAGATGAAACAAATAAATAAATCAACTTTTAAAGTTCCATTAGGATGCAGAGTAAAAGATAAAATCACAGGATTTGAAGGAATAGTTATTTCCAGAAGTCAATGGCTTAATAATTGTAATACTTATGGAGTAAAGCCATCAAAATTGAAAGATGACAAGCCAATTGATACCCAATGGTTTGATGAGCCACAACTAAAAATCGTTGAAGAGGATGTTTTTAAGCCCAAACAGAAAACAGGTGGGCCTTGTGAATCTGTTAATAGAACAAACCGATAAAGGAGAAACATGGAAAAGTTAGAGCCAAAAGTTGAATTAATACAGCATACTCAAGATGCGGTAGATTTATTAGTATTTTCAAAAAGCAGTAGATTAACTCCAGGAATTACCTTTGAGCAAGTCAAAAAGATGTCTATGGATGAGAAAAGAGATCATATCGAATATATGTTAAATACTATAAAGTCAAGTTTTGAATTTGTTCACTATACTTTTCACATAACTAATGTTTCAAGAGCTTTTACTCATCAATTAATTAGAACCAGAGAAGCTGCTTATCAACAGCAGGCTATGAGAGTAGTAGATGCCAGAAATTTTGGTTATTTAGTTAGTTCTGATATGCCAGAGTATCAAGAGGCTTTTGACTTCAGCCTAAAGAAATACGGAGAAATGATCGACAAAGGGGAAGATGTTCAAAATGCTAGAGGAATATTAGGAACTGGTATTCACACTCAGATTATGTCAAAATTTCATCTTAGAGAATTAGGCCATATGGCAGAGCTGAGGCTCTGTAAAAGAGCAGAAGGGGAATATCAAAAAGTCTTTAAAATGATGGTAGCTCAAGTATTAGAACTTCACCCTTGGGCAGAACCATTATTAAATGTTTATTGTGTTAAGTATGGATCATGTGCATTTCCACTTTATACAAAATGCCCCATCCAGCAATACTGTTTTGATCCTAGTACCATAAGAGATCGGATCAAATATGAGTGGGAAAATAGTTCACATCAAGCAGCTCCAAAAGCTAATGAGAAAGGGATGACTATGTAGTGTAATTTCAGTAACTTAGCCTAAAACAAGCCTTTACTTTATAATAAAATTACCCTATAGTAAGATATAGGGTAAGGAGTTAAACACCCTTTAAACCCCCTTTAAATCGTTTGTATATAGGAGACAAGTATGAATAAAAAGGTTATTATAATAGATCTCGATGGAACTGTATCTGACTCTAAATGGAGGAATAAATTCATTCCAAGTAATGGAGGAACTTGGGAGAAGTTTCATGAATCTTGCGATAAAGATAAACCAATAGAACATGTAGTAGAAATAGTAGAATCTCTTTCACACAAATATGAAATAGTAGGTTCTACAGCAAGACCTATCTATGTGAAAGATAAAACTTGGAATTGGATTTTGGGAGAATTAGAGTTTGATATATCTTCTTTATATATGAGGAATATGGATCAAATGAGTTTAAGTAGTCCAAATTTGAAATATCTTCATTTAAAGAGCATTAAGGATTTTGGAAGAGAAATACACTTTGCTATAGATGATAGAGAAGATGTTTGCCAAATGTATAGAGAAAATGGAGTTAGGACTTTATGTGTTGGTGATATTATTGGTAGTAAAAAGCAAGCTGTTCTGGTGAAGGATGCTAAAACTCCAGACCAACTTTTGAGTGATGCAGCTGATCTATTTAAATCCAGAAATCCCGTTTATGGAGACTCATATAAAAAGTTTGGGCCAGTAATGAAAGGATTATTCCCTGATGGATTAACTTTAAAAACAAAAGCTGATTTTCAAAGATTCAGTATTATTGTTATGATGGCTGCTAAGCTTCATAGATATAGTTTGAACTTTAGCAAAGGGCATGAAGATAGCCTTGATGATTTATCTGTTTATTCTATGATGTTGCAGCATATAGATAAGGAGCTATTATGATAGATCCTATAGATGATATAGTAACAGTTTGGGATACGGAAACGACTGGACTCTTGAAACCAGAAGGAAATGATGAAGCTATCCAGCCTCATATTATAGAGATATACGCAATACAGGTAGATGGTAATGGGAAAATTCTTTTAGAATTAAATACTTTGATCAAACCACCTATTCCAATACCAGAGTTTATTACTAAGATAAATGGTATATCAAATAATGATGTAAAAGACTCTCCAACATTTGTAGAGGTTTATAGAGAAGTAGCTGATGTATTTTTTGGCAGTCATTCCTCTGTTGCTCACAACGAAACTTTTGATAGAGGAATGCTAATAAATGAATTAAAACGGATTGGTAAAGAATTTCATTTTCCTTATCCTCCAATCAGTTTCTGTACAGTTGAGCAGTCAATGCATTTAAAAGGGTATAGGCTCAAAAATTCAGAGTTATATAAATTGGCTACAGGTAAAGAAATAATTAATGCTCACCAAGCTAAGGCTGATGTTTTAGCTACTTGGGAATCTTATAAATGGTTAAAATCACAAAGGAGAAATAAATAATGGATTTAACATTTCAAGAATTTTTTAAATTAGCTATGGACAGACATGTACCTGAATTAGAACCAGTCCATTCTAATGAGATACCAAAACCATCTTTAAATCTTGGAGCAGGTAATAAAAAGATACCAGGTACAATACCGCTTGACCTCCCTGAATATGACGCTGACTCATATTCCTTATGATGATGGATCAATAGCTGAGATTTTTGCTTTCCATTTTCTTGAGCATTGTATGGAGCCTGTTAAGGTTCTTCTGGAATGCCAGCGAGTATTAGAACCAGGAGGAATAATGTTTATAGCAGTTCCTTATGGAGGATCAGATATAGCATTTCAAGATTTAGATCATAAGCATTTTTTCACCGAGGAAACATACAAGACTTTATTTAAGAATAAATATTATAACAAAAACCAAATCGAGTGGAAAATGGGAATTGGCTTCAATATGATTTGTGGAATAGCTCATAGAAATCTTGTATTGTTAACTCAACTCATAAAGGAATAATATGTCATCTGATGAATATTATAAAGAATTCAACAAAAAAAGAATTGCTGATTTTTACAAGTTAATGGGAAAAGAAGATGAAAATGGATGTATGCCATTTTTAGGAAAAAAAAATAAAGCAGGCTATGGTACATATCAAATTACCACTATTGATGGCGCCATAATAAAAGGTGCTCACAGAGTTGCTTATTATATAGCTAACAATAATATTGATCAGAATTTATTGGTGTGTCATAGCTGTGATAATCCTTCTTGTTGCAATCCTGATCATTTATTTTTAGGCACTCATAAAGATAATGCAAAAGATAGTGTAAACAAAGGAAGACATGTAGGTATGAATGGTAAAAAGCATTCAGATGAAACAAAAAGGAAAATTTCTATAAAAACAGCTGGTGCAAACAATGGAATGTATGGGAAAAAACATTCTAATGGATCAAAGAGCAAAATGTCTATATCTCATAAAAAGAGGTTCCATGACTTGGATTAGTCTAAAAACCGAATTCACATTCAAGGGTGTTTTTGGTCACATAGATGATGTAGCTAAAAAATGCGCATCTTTAGGAGGTAAATCAGCAGGGATAGCAGATACAAATAATACTTTTGGCCACTTGCCTTGGAGAAAGGCTTGTAAAGCCGCAGGGATCAAACCAATATATGGAGTAAAACTTCCTGTATATGAAGATGCTTTATTAAAGGAAAGAAGGATTGCTTTTAACCAAATGACTTTTATAGCAAAAACTTCCAAAGGTCTTCAAGAGATTTATTATTTAATAGATGTAGCTCACAAACAATTCTATTATACCCCAAGAATTTCTTACCACCAAATAAATGAATTATCTTCAGATGTAGCAATATTATCTGGCGTGGCACCTAGATGGGATCTTATAAAGCGGTTTGTTTTCAAGGAGTTAGGTCCAAATATACCTTTCTCTCAATGGGATAATAACCCTAATAAGATGCCAGAAATTGCATGCATTGATAATTACTACCCTGAAGTAGATGATAAAAAGATATATGAACCTTTTGCTGATAACAGATTATGGGAAAGTAAATCATACCCATTACATATCTGGTCTAAAGAAGATTGGGAATCTCATTTCCCAAATAGGAAAAAGGCTTTATCTAACTTAGAAAAGCTATCAAAACATTGTAATGTGGAACTTCCAAATGCGCCAATGGTTCAGTATATTGGTTCAGATGATATGGCTCATTGGTGTGAGCAAGGAGCTAAAAAGCATGGTATTGATATCTGGAATGATGGTAAATACAAGGAGAGATATGAAAGAGAAATCAAGCTTATCAATAGCAAGGATTATGTTGATTATTTTCTCGTTGTTGCTGATCTTATCAGATATGCCAAGACCAAGATGGCAGTTGGACCTTCTCGTGGTTCTTCTGCTGGTTCTCTTGTTTGTTATCTTATGGGAATTACCGAAATTGACCCTTTGGAATATGATCTTTATTTTGAGCGTTTTATTGATGTTAACCGCTTTGATCTTCCTGATATTGATATAGATTTCCAGGATGATAAACGGCATATGTGCTTGAAATATTTATCTAAAAAATATGGGCCAGAATGCGTAGCTCAGATTGGAAATATAAATAGAATGAAAGCAAAATCAGCTATAACCCGCTTTGCTAAATCATTAAATATCCCAATAGGAGAAGTGGAAGAATTGAAGGATGCTATTATGGATAGGTCTGGAGGCGATGCTAGATCTAAGTTTTGTATAGAAGATACTATCAAAGATACAGATATTGGGAAAAGATTTATTGAGAAGTATCCTCAAATGGGAGTTGTTAGTAAAATCGAATCACACGCACTGCATACTGGAATTCACGCAGCAGGAATATTAGTTTGTAATAGGCCAATAACTGATTATGCTGGAGTTAATTGTAGAGATAATAAGCGAATTGCTATGCTTGATAAGAAAGATGCTGAAAGCATTAACTTATTAAAAATTGACGCTCTTGGTCTTAGAACATTATCTATACTTGCTACTGTTTGCGATCAGATAGGAAAACCATATGATTGGTTATACGAGATCCCATTAGATGATCAAAAAGCGTATGATGTCTTTAATGATCACAGGTATAATGGAATATTTCAGTTTGAAGGCCCAGCAATTAAGGGACTTGCTAAGAATATGCCAGTTGAGCATATCGATGATATAACTGCTTTAACAGCTCTTGGTAGACCTGGCCCATTAAACTCTGGAGGGGCAAACAGGTTTATTAAATTTAGAACAGGAAAAGAAAAACCAAAGTATTTAGCGGATCACCCAGCTATTATTAAAGCAACTAAAAAAACCTATGGAACTATAATTTACCAAGAACAAATAATGACTATTGGTAGAGAATATGGCAGACTATCTTGGAAAGACTTAGATACACTAAGACGTGCTATGTCAAAGTCTTATGGAGAGGAGTTTTTTGGGCAGTATAGAGAAAAATTCCTTGCTGGGGCTATAAAGAATGGCAGCTCTGAAGATGAGGCAAAAGTAGTATGGGGCGGCATATTGACGTTCGGCAGCTACGGCTTTAATCAATCCCACGCTGTAGCATATGCCTTAATTTCTTATCTTTGCGCATATATGAAAGGGAATTACCCTATGGAGTTTGTAGTAGCTTGTTTAAACCACGCAAGATCTGATCAATCCGCTGTTAAGATCCTGCGGGATGCTATAGAGAATGATGGCGTGGTTTATAAGCACTTTGATAAATTTAAATCTGAAGCTAATTGGGGTGTTAAAGATGGAATTTTATATGGAGGTATAAAAACATTACATGGTATGGCTGTTAAGAAAGCTAACCAGTTTATCAAATTGAGAAGAGATAGGGAACCATTACCTGCTGGAATGAAAGCTATTATTAAAAAAGCAAAAAGCCCTTTTAAATATTTGTATCCTGGGAGAGAAATATATGGAGATTATTATACAGATCCAGCTAGCAATAATCTTAATAATCCAGCTACCCATATAAAAGACGCCGATCACGATGGATACCATACAGTTATTGGTTGTATGATAAAAAAGAACTTGAGAGATGCAAATGAAGCTTGCTTTGTAACAGAACGTGGTGGTAAGTATGAAACTGGCCAGACTGCTTGGCTTAATATTACATTGGAGGATGATACAGACTCTATGATGGTTAAGATCAAAAAAGAAGATTACAACAGGATAGGTAAGGATATAGCAGAAACAGGTAAAGAAAATCGTGACTGGTATATGGCATATGGCAAAAAAATTAATGGCTGGAATATAATGTTTGTTCAGAATATAATGAAAATCACCAGAGAGGAATGATGGGCAGAAAACCAAAAATTGAAAAATCAGTAACCAGTATATATGCTGAGATAGAAGAAGAGTTCAAAAGAAAATTAAAAAAGCTACCAATGGGTAAGTTGTATTATAAAAGAGTAATGAGTACATTAGATTCAACATTCAAGAAATTTGGTAGGAGGTATCCAGTTTTAGATGATTATGCTATTGATGCAAAAATTGATAAAGAAAATGGTAAACTATTTACTAAACTTATTTTCAAAAAGGAGATAGATGGAAATAATAAACAAGTTAGATAGGATAAGAAAAGCTTCAGGAAATGCCAAAATTGCTTTGCTTTCAAAAAGCCCAGAGTTGAAAGAAATTTTGGAGTGGACTTATAATCCTCATAAGAAATATTATATAACAGCTCCTAATCTTTCTACAGGTTGTGGTACTGGCTTTACTTGCCATAATGAAGATGGTTCTTTAGAAGGAAATGCCAAAGTCATACTAGAAGAATTATCAAAAAGAAATTTATCTGGTAATTTAGCGAATGAAACTATTTCTGATTATTTAGTTCAATTGACAGAAGATCAGTCTAAGTTATTTCAAGGAATAATAAATAAAGATTTAAAATTAGGTATTCACATTAGATCTATCAACAAAGTTTGGCCAGGCCTAATTCCTACATTTAAAAATGGAGGAACAGACAAACCAGCTATTCCGCTTTGTAAAACGTTTCCTCCAAATAAAGCGGTTTATCCACTTCTGGTTTCTATTAAATATGATGGAGTACGTGGGCGTTCAATATCTGGAGAAATCTTTTCTCGATCATATAAAAAGATAAATGGAATGGATCATATCGAAGCATTATTAGAAAAGATTCCTTTTGATGTAGATGGCGAGATAGTTGTTCCAGGTAGCATATTTGATTCAGCGAGTGGTTTAATCAGAAATCTGGATCCAGTACCAGAAGCGGTTTATATGGTTTTCGATGGAGATTTACGAGGGGGAAAATATGAAAGATATTTGACAATGAATCAACACTTGCTGCCAGTCAAAGCAAATTGCCCAATACAGATTGTAAAGCAAAATGTTGTCGACAATGAAGAAGAATTGATGGAGTATTATCAATCTGCTTTAGATCAAGGCTTTGAAGGAATTGTTGCTTGCCCAAGAGATGGAGCATATGAGGATAAAAGAATTTGGTGGAGACTTGTTCCTATAAAAACTGCTGATTGTATTTGTACTGGAGTATTTGAAGGGAAAGGTAAATATGAAAATTCAGCAGGTGGGATATATGTAGATTTTGATGGACACCAAGTAAAAGTTGGAACAGGATTCACAGATTCAGATAGAAAGAAATTCTGGGAAGCTCCAGAACACTATACAGGATTAATTGGAGAGTTTGAATACAAAGAAAAAACAAAAGCTGGTTCTATGAGACAACCTAGATTTAAAGGCTGGAGATTAGATAAAAGCGAGCCTAATTTTGATTAGTAGTAATTTCAGTAACTTATAATAAAAAGGCTGTTAAAGGGATTTAACTTTATAGACTACCTAATATATAGGGTAAGCCCTTAATCAGCTTTTTAACCCCCTTTAAACGATCTGTATTTTAACTATATAAGAATTTAAAAAGGATATTAAGGAGAAAATATGAAAATTGGAATAGACCCAGGTTTGAATGGGGCAATTGCTTTCGTAAGTGATAAAAAAATAAAATTATTTGATATGCCAGTTATGGAAATACCTTGGGCTGTTGCTTCTAAATATCATAGAATGGTTGATTCAGTAAAACTGTATAATTTAATTAAGAATTGCCCCCATGAAATAGAATCAGTAACGATGGAGATAGTTGGAGTCATGCCTACTGATGGCAAATCAGTAGCTTGGGTTTTTGCTGGAGCTTTTTATACCGCTTTTAATGTGATAAGATTATCAGGATATGAACCAAGGATGGTTAGGCCAACCCAGTGGAAGAAGAAATTTGGATTGATCAATATGCCAAAGGATATGTCTAGGCTGGCTGTATTGAAAATGTATCCAGACTTACTTCCTCAATTAAAGCGGAAGAAAGATGTGGATAGAGCAGAGGCATTAATGATAGCAGTTAGTTAAGATTTTGTTTTGGATTTTTTAAGCCTGCTATTAATGTTTTTATTTCACCTAATTCTCTGACAACTTCAATTCTATCTTTAGCAGCTTGTTTTTTGACATCAGATATATCAGCATACAAGAGCCCAAATAAAATCCCCCATAAAGCTATCATTATCGTGGCTGCTGATATTAATGTAGTAGCAGGTATTAATTTATTTAATTTAGAAAAAATATCTCTGAAATGCTGTTCGTGATTTTGGATCAAATGATCTGGTAGCCTATGATTTTGCATTATTTAAACCCCAAATAATTAACATTAACATCTCTGTTCAATTTTACACCCTGCCCCAACTCTGAATTCTAATAACTCGCTCATGTCATCATTGAGAGTAAGTGACATTTCATCATCATCTTCAGATTTTAGAACAACTGGTTCAGTAAAGATAGTCTCCATAGTAACCCAAGTATTTGTTCCATCAGAACCTGAACCTGTTATTTTGGCTTTTGTTAATGCCATAAAATCTAAAAATTGCTTCAGAATATTGGTAATTACTATTTTGCCAGCAGTTTCTCTTTTATAAAGAATTCCAGTTATCAATTTACTCAATCCTAAAAAACCATTGTAGGGTATTTTAAGCATAGTTGAATCAGCCAATACTCCTGTATAAGCATCTGCCATTTGCATCTGTAGACTGCTAACATGAAGCCAAGTACCAAGTTCAGGTTTAATAGAAAATTTAATTGGATCACCCGTTTCTTCAAATTGTATATCATCCAGGTAATATTTTGGTGCTTTCCCTTCATCTGCTACTTGCCTTATCCTTAAAGCATCTAAAGTAGTATACTCAGACAAGTCTCCAAAATCAATTAGTGGAATACTAATTTTCTGCCACTCATCATAACTTGCCCAGTTAAAATAATCTTCTAAAAATACTTCAGTACCAACTTGTAAGCCTGTTCCAGTATCCCAACCATAGATAGATACTGAGTCACCAAGTTTCCAGTTTTTGTCTACATAAATCCATAGAGACAAAGATACATACCCATTGCAATCTAAATCAGCACCCTTATCAAATTGGAAAACATCTCCTACAGGGGCATCATCAACCTTTACAGACTTAGCACCTGCCGCTGTATGGTTCTGATCAGCTGAATTAAATGTTGTCCTTCCTCCACCAACAATATCAGTGGCGTTCCATAAAGCTGAATCAGTTCCATCATGTACTTTCTCTGGTGTACCACCAACTGAGGCATCTTGATTCATAGCTGCCCCATAATCCTCATTTATAAAATATCTAAGATCATTGACAAAAGTCTTTAATGGTCTTGTAGCTGTAACAAGGGCATTAATTTCCTCATTGCCATTAATTACTACTGCTGACCTTTTTGTTTTTGGATCTCTGATTTCAACTTTAATCACAACTTACCTTTAATGTTCGTGATGAAATGAAATACCCATTCCAGCTATAACTGCTGCTGTTCCTGTAACTACCCAACCTGTGAATATTTTATTTTTAGGGATTATAATACCAGATCTAGGTTCAATTTTGTGACTATTCTCTCCACCTTTTACAAATGAACCAGCAACAATCCCACCACCTGACATTCCAGTAATGTCTGCGCCAAATAAAGCTGTTACATCAGCCTCATTACCAGATCCAGCATTTCTATTTGTGAGAGCAGCATCTGCTCCGCCAATAGGAATCCCAATATCTCCAAGTTTAAATTGGAAAAACTCATCAGCAGCACAATATAGAGTAAGTTCTGAAATTACCAATGGGTCTTCATCATTATTTTTCAAATATAAAAAACAATCTCCAGGGCCAGTAGGAGTAACACTTACCAGCATAGTGTAAGATTTGCCTTTAACAGCATTAATATAATGCTCTTCTGTCATAATAACACATTCAGCTTTTAACCGATTTTCTTCTGTTACTCCAGCAGTAAAATTTGCACCATCTCCACTTCCTTCAATAATCATTTATATCCTTTTCTTTTATGTTTTCTTCTGTTACAAAACTGAGGTGAGTTTCGATTTTGCTCAGAAGTAAAATTGCATTATTAAGAAGAGAAAATAATTTTGCAATTTGACTATCTACCCTACTATCTTCTGTTACAACTATTGATCGGTCTTCAGTAACTGATAGCGTTATTCTACTTGAATTATTTTCAGATTTAACCCATATGCCAATTCCTGCTTGTGGGATAATATTCTTTAGTGCTTTTGGAAGGAATATGTGATATGGATCACCATCTACAGGAATAGATTCTTGTTCTGAATACCAATGACTGACAAAGGACACATTCTGTAAAATATATCCTTTGCCTGTCTCAAGATTCAGTTCATCAATCAAATTAATCCAGACAACATTGCCTGCAGATATTCCTTGAGTTGTCATAATTACTCAGGCTTTGGATGAGCTAATTTAACAGCCGCAATATGAGCTTTCCAATTGCTTGTTTTATTCACTATATCCCAATATTGCATATCCAACTGTTCAGTCTGAGAAGCATATTTCAATGGTTCATCTTCTGTACCACTAATCCTATCAGCCTGATATTGAATAGCTTCATTTGCTGCTATTTCTTCAGGTGTAAATTCTGGCTCTGGCGTGTTGCCTTCTGCCAGCCATTTTTGATATTCTTGCCAATCTGTGTTGGCGGGGTCATTTGGGATGCTTGCCATATCAGATAATCTTTTTACTCCACTTCCTGTTGTTTTATACATAACTCTCCTTTTATAATTCAGAATCTGCACTAAAAGTAATAATTCCTGATGACCACCCACCTCCGCCATCGACTTTTACCAGAATATTTGCACTTGTTTCATTTGATCCTGGTGCATAGGTTGTTACTGTTACCGCTGCTCCTTGGGTGGTTGTTGATTCATCTACCAACGTAGGGGTTGTCCTCATTTTTACAGGATGCAGAATTGAATTTCTGAAATATTCATTAAGTATGCCTGTTATAGATTCACCAAAGGTAATTGTGTTTTCATAGTAATACCTTAAGCACAAGGCCAACTCTTCCGCATAACTCCGAGGTTGAAAATCTAACGCTGTTGTGCCAAGATTCAATTGGACACCAGTTAGGAAAAAATTGTTTGATGTTGAATCTAAAAAATTAACTTGACTTGATGTTGCCCAGTCATTTGAGCTATTCCAAATGTCTTTAGCTGCTTGAAAGTCGGTTCCACAAGCCAAAGAAAATCTTGTTATCAATCCAATTCCATTTGTGTAATCCCAAGTGCCTCCTGAATAATCAAATGTCACTGGGATCTCTTTAAATTCCCAAGTATCTGCTACATTTATGGTGTATTCAGAAATATAATTTCTATCAGATCCATCATTAATATATCCAACACAATAAGTCCCAGTTTTTGAAGATTTAACCCAAAAGCTTAAAGTTGTTGCTTTACCAACAAAGGGTGCAAGATTATAACCTTCAATCCTTTGGTCAATTGCGGAGTAATCACCAGCTGCAATCGAAGCATCTAGGGTTGTAACATCAACTTTAAGAGAATTTTGTAATTCTGGATGATTTGCTGGCATATCTGAATCTTGAGTAACAGTTACTATTCCAGCAGTTCCCACATATTTCCAACGGTCTAAAACATATTGGTTAGTAGCAGCAGCAAAACTCGTTCCTCTTTGAGCAACTCGCATATCCCCATTGATAATGACATTTCTATATATTCCAGTAATACCTTCTTGTGCAGGATCTATAAATTCAAATCGGTCATCAGTTAGATTATAAACAATTGTCGCATAAGTATCAGCAATCAACTTATCTCCTGGAAGATCAGAGCCATCCAATGTAGTTATATCTTTTGATCCAAGAGAAGAAATGTTCACAGTTGAGGCACCAGTATTGGTATTACCAACTTTGAAAATAACTTTCATGCCATCATAATATTTAGTTGTAGTTTTCAAGTTGGTAGAAATTGACAATACATATGAATTTGCTGCCCCGGAATCTTCATATGATGCACCAGCGTTTGCATATGCTGATATTGACTGAGCCAGCATATTTAGCCCACCAGTATCAGGGCCACCATCTGCATCCATAGTTATGTCCGCACTTGATACGACATTTTTTAATTCTGAATTTAAATTCGCATTAAATTGAGCAGCTGGCAGTGTATTTCCAGCATCATCAATTTTATCGGTTATATCTCTCATCTATAAATCTCCTTGGTTGATAACTATGACTTTAACATTAGCTGGAGCCAGCTGACTAAAAATACACTGTAAAAAAGTTGCCCCGCCTGAACTAAAAGGTATTGGAACAGGCAATGGGAAATATTGCGCCCCTGATGGAATATTAGTTAATACCATAAATATTGTATGCTTGGCTGCTTTACCACTTGAAGAAAACATAAAAGGAATAGGAAGAGGAAACACTCCAACTTCCCCACCTGGTACAATACTTATTACATATCCAAAAAACGCAGCCACCCTTATAAAATCTTCTGTTTTTTGAACACCTTGAAATTTTGAGAACATTTGATAAACTTGTTCTCTTCTTCTTGTAATGGACTCAGTAGTGGTCTCCAAACAAGAATTTGGCAATCCAACTGATCTTTCCCAATCAACTAATAATTCATCAGCTTGCTCTATATCCATTTCGTCATATAATTTCTTCTCCAGAACTTGAAACCTATAAAACTCAACAGAAAGACCAAGGAAAAGTTTTCCAAAATCATCATCTATATCAAATGTCTTTTCCCAAAATTTCCCAGGAGGATTATGGGCAGCTAGCAATTGGTGATTAAGAGATTCAGATAATGGATCAAATAAATTTGGCATAATATTAAAATGTTATATCACCTGGAGTCCCTATTGAATCATCACCTACTGTAATATCAGTAGTTGGATTATTTAAAGTAAAAGAACTCAATTTTTCTCCCGTATCTGGATCAATTGTGTCAATAATAGCTGCTCGGTATTGATCTTCTGATATGCTAGTTTCAAAATCCACTTCATCTTGATAAAATGCTTTTATATTGGCTTCAATTGCAGCTCTCATTGTCACAGTAGATGGAGAGATAACAAGAAAATCATAATTAGTTTCTACAGCAGTTACAGTAGGAACATGGATATCACTTTCAGAACTATTAGCAGGCATAATATCTACAATTGCCGCTTTTACTTCTGCCGCCTCAGACACAGAAGGAATTATGTTAGCATCTCCATCTCTTACAAATAAAATTGTAACATCGCCAATATCAGGAGTTATCCGTTTTACTTTTACTCTAGTAACTCCTTGAATGCTAAGTGCCGCTAGTGTTATTGCTGATACATTAAAGTTAGCTACTGGATTTGCTCTACTTTGAACTGTCCTATTTAACAAACTTGCTTTTGTTTCAGTATCCCTGCCTCCAAGTACTCCTAATACTGCTACATATCCTGTTTGATCAACTCCAGCCTCCAACGTAGTAAGGTCTAGTTGAGCACCTGAATCTAAATTTTGAACTTGTCCTGATTCATCAGAAGTGATATATACATACGCACAATCTGCATCAGCTAATATTGTTCCAGTAGCGGGAGTTGTAGGGGTAGCAGATATTGTGTAAGTAAACTCATTTTCAGCAGTAGCTATAATAGTATATGTTCCATTATAGTCTATTGGTGTAGCCCCAGTTATATTCACTTCCATATTCGAAGCAAATTTATGAGGCTCACTTGTTACAGCAGTTACAATAGATCCAACTCTTGTTAAAGAAGTTATGCTTATGCTATTATTTGCTATCGTTGCCGCTAAATTAACATTGTAATTATTACCATCTTGAGTGGACACTTTTCTACCAGCAGGAATAATTGACCCTGCTGTACCAGTTGCAACATAATAACCTTCTGATTGTTCTTCTGAAAATGGAGTCAATCCTTCATATGCTGCCCAGCGAGTTAAATAATCAAGACTAGCAGTATCTGGAAATAATTCTTTGGCTAATTGATTAATTGATAAAGTGCTATCATAATGCCTTCCTGAATTTGAATCGACAATTGCTCTTATCAATGAAGCATAAATAGTTGGATCAAGATCTTCTAAAAATCTTTTTAAATCAGATCTGTTCCTATCTACTATTGTTTGATATGTTGGTAAATTAAGAGGCATTTCCAGTCAGCTCCCATAGTCTTCTGTAATAAACTAATTCATCACCTGTATTTGGAACAATAGTTATTTTAAGCTCAATTCCTAATCTTGGAATTATTTCCCCAGTTGTCGTAACTGATTTTGCAAATCCATCTTCTACAATCCAGTTTAAAGCATCAGTACAATAAGATATTGCATCATTTCTCGTTTCAGGTATTAATTTTCTTTGGTTAATAAGCCACAAAAGACTTCCTAATTGCCTGCCTTCAACTGGAGAGGCAACATTTCCAAGCCACCCTCTTCTTTTACTAGGATCTGATATTCTATCTTCAGATGCTCTTTTGTCTGTAAATAAAGATAAATTTATGGCAGTATCAAAACCATCTTCTTTTGCTAGATCCCCATCTGTAAAACCAATAGTGAAACTTCCATCTTCTGTTAGTGATGCTTTTATATCAATCATAATTAATTTGGGGATTCAGTATTACCAGATCCTGCTGTATCAGTCCAGCTATATGGGTGAGTATGATTGTCGAGACTTGTTGCTTCAACTCCTGTTATAATATCCCCATTGGAATTGGTTGTTGGCTTAGTTGAAGGTGTAGTTCCACCACCAGCCATAATTGGCTTATCTGTCGGGTATCCAAGATTCCCTTGGTGGAAGTGATCTAATAATGATATTGCTGTTCCTGCTGAATCTGCAACAATATCGCCTTCTGCTGTAACATCGCCAACTGCTGTAACATCTCCTTCAACATTGGCATTTCCATCAATATTAACATCTCCTGTTACATTTATATCTCCATCAACATTCAGATCAGAATCTACATCTAGTTTATCCAATCCACTAATGTGAACTGAACCATCTGCCTTCATCAAAACAAAAGCGCCAGTCATAGTATTCACTAAAGCAGCTTCACCTTCTAAAAGATCTTTTTTCCTATTTACAAAATCATTTATAAACCCAAATTTATTTGATTCTCTGCCTTGAGAGTTGAACATCAGTACATGAGAATTTTTTGGAGGATTAGAACATACCCCATATACTGACATTCTTACAAATTTTGATATTTTGCCACTAGCTGTTGATTCCCCTCTTGGGTATGGCCTATCATCATCGCCAACTAAGCTAATATATGCTTGTTTTATTAGATTTAAAAATTTTGTTTTAATAGGATTCATACTATTATTCTACTAAAAAACGATTTGAAAGTATATGTTTTTCATTGTTTAGATTAATAAAATTCATACTTATCATTTAAGATTATTTGTTCCTTTTCAGCCTCTAAAGTGTATGCAGTTTTAAAGGTAAAATATAAAGTAGTGGTAGAACCCTCATGGACAGAATAGTTGTAAGTTATTCTTTTACATAATAATTCAGTATGGACTTGTGTGAAATCATCAAATACTTTATATAGGATATTTGTTTTCCAAAGTTCATCTTTATAAGTATGCCCTTGGACTGTACAACTATAAGTAAATGCCCTTGCTCTTCTAATTGATTTTTCCCAATTCGCTCTATCAGTTAAATTAAATGCCTCAGTTTCCTCTTCAGTATAAAATTCTAATTTTCTAGCAGGCCGAATTTCAAAATCAGTTGCAGCTCCTGAGTCTTCTAAAAGTTCAGCTATTGTAGTAAAATCAGTCAAATCAAGGGGATAGTCTTGCATCAATGCCCCATATTGACTGTATAGGCTGGATACATCCGTTTTCCTGGCTCCGCTTTTTATATTGTTATCCTTCCCATTTAATATATTCTTCAGCTGTAATCCTGACTTTTCTTTAGCTCCTCTTGTGATTACTAACCTTCCATATTCATCATCAGTTAGCAATACTTGTCTTCTTTTAGCAAATGGTTCTAAAAAAGAAAACGCAGTTTGACCAAGTTCACTACTTTCTATATCTAAAAATGGATCTATTGGATCAGCAATATTGTTTATCACAGCAATGCCAAATTTTTTGCACACATCTTCAACTAAAGCATAAAACCCGATTTTTTCATATTCTTTAACAGATGGAGCACTACAATCAACTAAATCTTGAGTTCGACTTCTTCCTTTAATATTTACAGTATGCGAATTATGATCATAATTAATAGTATATGAATCAACCCATCCAGTAAGTATTAATTCTCCATCTGCTAAAATTTTAACTGAATCAGATTCGTGAATGGGCATAAGTTTATTTTCAGAAACAGTTGCTACAAATTCAAAAAAACTGCAAGCAGTTTCAATATTACGCTCTACATGTGCACTCTTAAAATCTTTATATTCATCACCTGCTAAAACTATTGATAAACTCATGTTGTAATAGCCTGTATTGGATTTTTTATCTGAGATACTGATTGGTCAGGATTTAAATCTATTAGCGTTTGTAATAAATCTATATTTCCATAATACCTATATGAAGCCAATGATAAAGAAGTAAATCCAGGATCTAATTCTTGAGATCTCCAAGTTTTAGCAGATTGTGAATCCAATATTGTTCTTACAGCATCTTTTAAATCTAATGCGCTTGAACGAACATCAGGATCTAAATTTAAATCACTTGGATTATTTTCAAATAAATTTGAATAAATCTGATCTGCTTCTTCTATAGCTTCATTTAATTCAGCAGTACTAGCAAAATCAGTATTACCTATCCCTTCCATCAAACCAGCGTATCCAATTGTCTGGTTATAAGATTCAATTGTTTTTCTATTATTTGCAGCAACAGATCTTTTATAAGTACTGGATGATCTTTTAGGAGATGGTTTACCATCACTATCTGTTCCAAAATTAATTAAATTCATCCAAGCATTTGAAAGAGTACCAGGATCAAGAGACAATTGGATAAAAGTATTATATAAATCTTCAAATGAATTTTTCATTCCAGCTGCAGTTTGAACAATAGAATATATCCCACTTCTAAATTTATTAATTGATGATTTTGTTTTAGCTACAACTTCTTCAATAGGATCAACTACATCATTTATTGCATCATTTACTGCATCTAGTGCATCATTTACAGTATCCACTGCATCAAAAATGCTAAATGAATCTTCTGGGTCTTCATATAAATCATCTAAAGTTTTATGAGTATTAATCCTCATAAAAGAAGCAATTTGTCTAGCGGTATTCTTATTTGCTCTAACTGGATTTGGAGTTACTACTGTTGATGAATAAAATTTGATTTCAAAATCAAATCTGCCCATTTGCCGCTGATTGGATTTTACAGTATATGGTCCAACTTGAACTTGAATTGCACCATATACTGGATGAATTAATTCTCCAGGGCCTGGTTTCTCCAATGCCTCTTCTAATTTTTTTCTTTGTTCAAAAGCATTATCTGTGTTTATAATGCTATCCTGAGCCACATATGCACGAAGATCAATAATAGGAGGGATTTTGCCTAATGGTTCAGCAAACCTCTTATCACTATTTGGATATTCATGAACTGCTACTTTTTGTCCTCTATCTACAGATTCTGAATCTGTTATAAAATTTACTCTACGGAATGAAGATTTGTGATGTAGAGATGCTAATTGCCTTAAATCAGCCATTAATAATCTCCCATATAAAATCCAAGGTTCATAGAAGCTGAACTATCTGAATTATAATCTACTATTTCTGTTCCTTTTTCAGTAGTGGCTTTTATTATTAAATCTATGAAAGCCTTACTCACTGTAGAACTAGAAGAAACAGATTGTTGTTTTTCACCAGGCCAGCCATCTTTGGGTCTTTCTAAGGTTACAATTTGTGAAGAACCAGTAAACATATTCTGAACCCATTTAGGCAATTTATTAAAAAAACTAAATTTGGTAAAATCAATCTTATCCCACCATTTTTTAATTTCTTTTATAAAGAAAAGCACAGACTTAATTGTGTTTTTAAATAGACCAGCTTTATTTGCCAAATATATAAACCCACCTATAATTAAGATAATCAAACCTGGTATGCCAAATAAAAAACCAAAAATAGCACCTACTGGTGCAATTAAAGCTCCAACAGCTATTGATATCAATCCGAAAGCAACTATAAATAGCATCAACGCAGCAAAGCCAGCAACTATCCCAACAATCCATTTTGTTATTTTAGGGTGAATTACTATCCAATCTCTTATATTCCACGCTAAATCAGTTAATGCTGGCTGTGCTTGTTTTATAGTTGGATTCACAATATCTCCAATAGCAATTCCAACTATTGCAGCAACAGATTTCATTCTATCTAAAGCAGTATTAGTACCTTTTAATTTTTTGTTTAATTCATCAACTAGAGATCCAGCACCTTTACCTGATTTTACTTGATTAAATACTCTATTTACTTGATCTGTATTTTCAGTAGCAAGTTTCAATAATCTAGCTGCTGGTTTACTAAAATGCTTATCTAAATATCTTATTCTTGATTTTGCACTTTTACGATTAAGAAAATCAAGAAGTTCCATTATTGCTTTGTGTGGCCCTTTTGCGAATTTATTCTTCCACCTATTCCCTTGCATATCTTCAGTTAGGATTTTAAACGCAGTTGCGGCTTTCCTTGGAGTTTCAACCAATATACTAGAAACTGTAGCCCAACCAGCTACAAATTCTTTTGGCACTCCTTTTAGCCCTGCAAACGCAGACATACCATAACCAATAGTCTTCATAATTCTTTGGCCAGTTGTAGCATTCCTGTCTCCAAGATAATTAATAGAGTCAAGAAATAGTCTTGCTTCATCATTAACTAAGCCAAATCTTGCTTTTAGTCTACCAATTGCCTCCCCAGCAAAAAGAGAATCTAAATCAAATGCTATTCCTGCTTCAGCTGCTAATTTTACAGCTCCTAATAATCCTTTTTCTGATCCAGTTTGCTTGGCTGCTTCATATGCTACCTTTCCAATATCAGATGGCATTTTACCTAAGTGTACTGCTGTTTTTTCAATTCCCTCCCTAAATTTTTTAAATGAATCTTCAGATTTAAAATCAACAATTCTTCTTACATTGATCATCTGTTCTTCAAAGTCTGCCGCTAATTTTATTGGGAGTGCCACTGCAGCTGCCCCGTAAGAAGCTGAAATAATGTTTCTAAGGCTAGTCATTTTATAGCCTGTTTTCTTCATTTTCTCACTAACTTTAGAAATGGCATTCCCAGCTTTGTTAGTATTGGCTACTATTTTTTTTAATTTTGCTGAATATTTATCAGTTATTTGATAAACATATTCAATATTAAATGCCATTATTTGTCCTGGGCTTTTTTGATTTGTTCATTCATTATAGCAGCTTCTCTTTTTAAATCAAGAATCATACTATAACTTAATTTGAAGGCAGCATCAAACTGCAGACCACCTTCATAGAACTTAACTATGTCGCAGATGTCTCGGAACCATCTTTTACGTTCTGCTCTCCCCCCAATAACGAGGGGAATGTAAAAAAAGAAGCATATTCACAAAGCATCCTAATAGAGTCATCTCTGGATAAGCCATCAAAATGTTTTGGCTTTATAAATTGAGATTCATCAAGTTTGCCAGTTTTATATGCGATCTTTTTAAAAGAGTTAAAAAGATCTTTCACCTTTACTTCTTGGGAAAGGTGAATCAATACTTTTATCTCACTCGCTTTTGGAGTGTTATCTTTCAGCTGATCCATAGTATTTCCACTTTCTGCTTCTGGAGTCTTATCATTTCCCTTGTTTGCGAAATTTCCAGCAGAAATTATAGAACCCATAAACAATTGCTCAAAATCTGCTACTTCATCGAACACATCCATATTAGGAACTGAAAATATAACAGAGGCAGTTTCTTCAAACTTTCCCTTTACACTATACTTTATAGGATCAGATGATTGGAATATATATTCTTTTTCCATCTTTGGTTATTAAAAAAGTTAATTATTTCAAAGGTTTATAAAAATAACGCTGTTAAAAGGATTAAAAAAATACCTATATCTTAGTATAGGGTAAAGCCTATAACAGTGTTCTAAGGCTGCTAATAGACTTGTATAATAAGATATAGATATTAAAATTATAGATTAGGTGCGCCCTTCCATTCCACTTCTAATTCACCGTCTGCGCCAACAGCTCGCTCTGGTTCTGTGGTAATAACCATGTCACTAAATGACTCAGATACTTCGTGCTCAGATATAGAAATGGTATTTGAATAAAGAGAACTCCAATCTTTTACCAGCTGTAAATTACCAGCGGTATTATACATCTTGAATTTAACCATGCTGATTTTAGTTTCAGCATTTTCAGTAATCACAATTGAAATTGCATTACCGCCTGAAGAAGCAGCTTTTGCCTCTTTATCCCCAATTCCATTTTTATATGAAAGTGAATTAGGGATAATGGCTATCACCTCATCATTGACTTCTACTGTTGGATTGCTTAATGCTCTTTCAGACATTGTTAACCTCCAAAATTGATTTGAATTGTTCCAATTGCAGCTCTAAATTGAGAAACCAAAAGAGGTGCTTGGTTTATAGTAGCTGTTCCTGTTCTGACATCTATGGATATAACCAAATTTTGATTATAATCTTTTTTAGCAGCCACTCCTTTCTGGACAATGGCTTCATCAGCAAGAGCATTATACAGCCTATTACAAAAAGCTCTAATACTGGCGGCATTTGCCATATCACGACCTTCAACTAAATCTCCATCAGTCAATCTAGTTTGTGCATAACGAGACTTAAAATTTGCGTAAAAATATTCACGGATGACACTAGCGGCATCTACAGTGTTTAAAAATTTATAACTATCATCAGAATTACCAGCAGTATCAGTTAGATATGTGGTTGCAAACTCTCCAAAAATAGTTCCATTATATGCTTGATTTGGACCAATAGTTGCCGCTCCATTTGCTGTCAATTCTGCAATATCCACTCTGTTAAATTCATGTTGAATTTTTCCTACAGAGAGGTTTGGAATATCTGTATTAAAATAAGGAAGAGTAGCAAGTGCTATTCCACCAAATTGATCTCTTGCTGCAACAGTCGTCAAATATCGAGTAAGAACAGCACCTTGAGTTTTTCGCAATGCTCTAATCGCAGATATTTGAGAAGACATTATGTCTGGAAATTCCATTGTTGAAGGGCCAATATAAAGTGCTTCTGAAATAGCCTTTTGAGCAACAACTACAACAGATTGAGAATTGATTGCCGCTATATATGATTTTACTGCTGATAATGTCCCCACTTTTGTTTGGATGGCTACTCCATCAAGAACATTATTAGAAACATTAAACCTCGCATCAAGAAGGTCTTGAACTTCTGTAATAGGATAAGCAGAAGGCCAAATAATCGTTTGATATCTTGTATCTCCAACTACATCCAGAATACCAGTTAATATTGGATCATTCGCTCCACCTGTCCAGCCAGTAAGAGCCAATGTAACTCCAGGAATAAAGAAAGGAATTGGAAATGAAGCAGGGAATGCAGATGATTCTGTAATATCTCCTTCAATTTCAATACCCCATTCATTAGCCAATGTTCCTTTGTTTGCTGCTGTGATGGTTACAACTCCAGCACTATTAGAAAGAGTAAATGGCTTTTTGGTATAGGATGCGAAAGCAGCAACAATAGCATCCCCAATCTCAGTAATGGTGTCTAGTGCAGTTACTGTTACTTTTGCTCTAAACTCTTTTTTAGATCCTATGCTAACATAAAATACAACTCCATCAGTAGCAGGTCCAGATGTCAATGTTATTACAGCAGTAGCTGCTACCCCTGTTCCAGAATCAGCTAATGGGATAACATCCAAATATGATACTTTGTTTTCTTCTTTAAAAGCTCTAACTAATCCAGCTATGTGACTTGTGGCTGCAAATTGAGCATCTTCAGATCCATCATTTGGGAATTCACGAATCAAAGCTCCATCTGTTGCCAAACCAGCAGCACCCATTTGACCAACTACTAAAACTCTTTGACTAGCGACTCCTGCTAATTGTGAAGCTGGGATTATTGAAAAAGTTACTTCAGGTTGAGAAATCGGCATAACGCCTCCTTTTTGATTATTAGTATAAATAGCAAAAAAGCTATTGCTAAGATGCTATGCTTTCTCTACAAATTCGACACAGCCATCAATTGTCGAATCTTTTACTCTGTCTCTCCAATATCTATCTAAAGGAGTGTTATTCTCATCAACTTTGATGGCTATGACAGCTCCAACTAGATGTCCTGCTAGTGGGGTGTTTATTCTGATTTTTCTACGAGAATTAACTTTTTCAAAAGCAACAATATTCTTTTTAGATTTCATAATTTCCTATTCAGGTAATTTTGAATCTGCTTCAAAATACTCAGTATCAGCAGTTCCAAATTCATGGGTGTACTCAAATTCTGAAAATGCACGAGTATCATCTTCATTAGCTGCATCATCTAATGTAATATCTGAACTAAATTCAAAAGCATATTGATAAACTAATATTGCTCGATTATAAAAAACTTGATTATGGCTAGTGAGTATGCATTTAAAATCACTTTCTGTTGACAGTCCAGTACCAAACTTAACGCCATATAATGTTTTTAGCAATGGCCCTAATAAATCATGGCGCATAATATCCAAGGTGTCAGTCGCTGCTATTTCACCAGTTACATTCCCAATTAAATACACAGAGAACCCATCGATGAGTCTCAGCCTAGGATCTTCACCTCTGGCGAAAGTAGCAACGGCATCATTATAGGCATTTCTGTCTTTTGAAGCACTAACATCATGCATAGAGACAAATGCCCATAATTCTTCTAAACTCTGTTGAGTGTATTCTTCAATGGTTCTTTCTATATCTATTGACCCTGCTATTCTAACTGCCTTTTTTAATTGCCCTGAAGAATAACTTCCTGCTTTAAAAGTTCCACTTACAGTTATGGTATTAGAATCAATAACTGTAGAAGCATATCTTCCATTAATCCCATCTATTCTGTTTTCATCTAAATGCTCTGTGTGATCTAGTAAAAGACCAAAAGTATAAGGCATTGAAAGTGGAAAACTATCCTCACCAATGGGAGGTGAATTAGTAGTTCTTATTTTAAAAGTATTTCTGCTAGGAACATCAACTAGTGTAAAATTTCCATTCCAAGCAGGATCTATAAATCCACCTAGTAATACAGTTTCATATCCAGGATAACCTAATGTTAAATCATGATAATCTGAAGTAGTAAATGTATAAACTAATCCATCTTTAGAAATAGTTAATAAAGAATTTTGATTTCTAACCTCTATAATGGTTATTGGGTCACCAGTAGCTAAACCATGAGCAGCGGTAGTTGTAATTGTTGCTAAAGTTGCAGTCGCAATTATAGATGATACACCAATATCTCCATCAAAATAATCAGTATATTTTGGAAGGACTAATTGCATTTGGGAAACAACATCAGCTATTTTCATTATATGCTTAAGAATTGATTGATTTTATAATTTTTCAATGTATTATAAACTATTCCTTGCCTGTCTTCTGCTGTCATTATAAGCAATGGTCTTGGAGCCATAAATTTGGTTCCTAATTCTGTATATCTAAGATGTGGAACTTTTGATCCAAATCTTAATTCAGTATGACCACTTACTTTATAATACATATTTCTTTGCATCCTTCCGCTTTTTATTGCTGGAGCCTCGCCAGGAGCTGATGCTCTATGCAATCTTCCTTTTAGATTATATACTATGCCTGATTTCTTTTCAGCCATTAATGCTTTAGCATGTCTTACATTCTCAGATCCTATTTCACAAAGAGCATCGTGTAGTCTTTTATTGGTTTCCGTTTCAGCTCTGAGCAATTTATTAATAACTCTTTTGCTTTTTACAGTACTATATATATTGATCATTGGTTTGCCTCCAGGTCTTCGTCACCTAGAACATTACAGAATATTTTAAGAAATGTTTTCCTTCTATCCATGTCATCTACTGATAGAATGCTAAAAATATTTCCATTATATTTTATTACATTTTCAGAGGTAACATCATCTCTATATCGAATTTTAAATACATCTGTAACTTCTGTCTTTAATTCAACTCCAGTAAATAAGCCTTCGCCTTTTGTCGTTTCTGGACTTGCCCAAACAGTATCAATAAGAGTATATTTTTGAGAGAACTTAGCAGATCCAAAAGTTGGCGATTGTATGTCTCTTTGGTATATGCTAATTCTTATGCGCATATCTCCAACTTGAGGCCTTCTTGACCTTCTCCTTTTTAAGTTGAGTTTACCCATAAGTGTTTACAATTCGGTATTTTTTAAGAATGTGTCTTACCACAAAAGGCATTGTCTGTTTTGCATCAGGAGATACATCACCTCTATTTTCATAAAAGAATAAAACCCATTGTTGCAAAGCAGTTTTTACATCGCCTGGAATTTGATCTTGAGTTCCATATCCAGCAACAAAGTCAACTTCAATAGGATATGCTTCTACATCTAAAATTGGAGTTGTGGTAAATAAGACTCTAGCAAAACCACTTGATTCTTTTATAACATAATCAGTATTTGCTACTCCATTTACTCTCAATTCAGATATTGATACTAATGGCGATCTCCTTATTTCAATAAATGGATATGGCTCATATGAAGAATAACACAAGTTAGCAAATTTTCCTGTAAATTCAGAAGTAATAAAAATACGATTTGTCATACTTTGAAACAACTCAGTTACTGCTGCTATCAATGAATTAACAAGCTCCTCATCAGCTGAATCTATATCCCTTCCCCAATCTTGAACTGCTGGAAAGGCTAATGGATTAACTGATAAAAATCTGATAGGGAAACCCAAAGGGAATTCGTGTGTGGTGGTTTCTGTATAAAAATCATCCATTGTTTAGCCTATTCAGATAAGTCAACTAGATCATTAATCATATTTTCTACTTTTTTTGTTTTGCTTACTTTGTGATCCAGATTGAGGATACCCCAATCTTGAATAATTTGTTTTTGCTCTGATTCATCTTTGCCTTTAATAATTTTATTAAGGTAGATAACCAGTTCCTCTTTAGTCAGTTCTTCTTCATTTTCTTCAGGTTCTTCAACTTCTACTACTTGAACCACTTCTTTTTTTGTCACTTCTGGCTCTTCTCCAGCCACAATAACTTCTTCAGCACATTTAAATTTAATAAGCCTATTGGCATATTCTTTTTTCAGAGGGATTATACTACCAACATCTTCTTCTTTAATCTCAATAACTGGAAAACCAATCGGAGAATATGAATATGATCCAGTTTTTAAAAGTTTAACTTTCATGGTTCCTCTTTATAAAAGTGGCCTTTTTAAAGACCACAATTAAGATTCAGGATATCAACTATCCATTCTGAGCAGCTTGAGGCTGATGTTTTGGAGAGAAAAGAAGAGCAACCCCTGAAAGCATATCAATTCCAGTAGTTGTATTAGTTGAAACAACTTTTGCTCTTACATATCGTTTCTTACCAATATAACCAACTCTTGCAACAGCATTGTCATCTGCATCATCGGTGAATGCAATATCGCCCAGCATCTCTTCCGCAGAAACAATTGTCTCCCCAGTCATTAGTGCGGCATCGCTTTCATACAAATCAACTGCATAATCACCATCAGTCAAAGTTTTGGTAAGAAATACAAATTCTAATCCTTCAAATCCCGCTGTATCGATAGTTGCTCCCACAGTTGTGGTGTCAGTGGCAATAGCTTGAGACGTCAAAGCAACTTGCGCCTTGGATTTGTGGTGAAGATCGTGTACATTGTTCATAACACCTCCTAGATGTTTATTTACTTTTATAATATCCTATCCTTAGTGAAAAGGATAGGATTAAACAATAAAATCAAATGTTAATAATTACTACGACTTAACTTCCAAAGCCACAAATGCCTCAGCTAAAGTTACTTGCCCTGTATTCCAACGATGGAAAGTCATTTCGATAATTGCTTGTCTTTTCTTAGCATATTGATCTCGGATGATCAAAGTACCAGTACGATCAGTAATGGTATAACCACGTTTGAAGTCACCATAAATTACAGGTAAATTTCCAATCGTAGTATAATCAGGCATATCATTAAAAACTGCATATGGTTCACCACCGATGGTATTAGGAACATTTGGAGCCAATGAGGCTTGCCAAATATATGTACCAGAAGTAGATGCTTTTAAAGTTCTCAAGAAAGCAAGTGTAGCACGATTAAATCCATACATTGGATTGTACCCTACTTTTAACTGTCCAGTCAGAAGCAGAAGATCATCTCCTGAAAGAGTTATAGTAGTTTGAGTATCAATCGCCCCAGCTACAATATCAGGATGAACCAAAAATCCTTCTGGTTTATTAGCACCATCCCCATTAACAAACATAGCTCCTTCTTTCTGAGCCATTGACTCTGCTACATCACCTGTAATCTCAGATTCCAGATCAAAAGCAGAATCTCCTAAGAGATCTTGAGTAAAAGGAACTGTTACAGTCAGACGATAGGTTGTCAACTGTTCATTACCATATGCAGACTGGTCATCACCCCCAGCAGCAGCTTCACCTTCATAAGTTGCTGTAGGGATGGATTCCCTTTTTGGGATTTCCATTGTCTTTTTGGATACTGAACGGACTCTTGCATATTGACGAACTGCTGATACTTCTGTAATCTTTTTGATTATAGTAGTATCAAATTCAGTAGTGGTTAAATAACCACCAGCAGTGTCATCATCCATTCGCATGGTCTTGTTATTGGCCTTAAGAGCTGTATGCTCTTCATCATCCAAAGCATCTTCGCCATACTGAAAATACTTAGAAAGAGATTTATATTCCAGACTATCTTTATAATCAGTTTTAACATCAGAATCCTTTTGAGCCATTCGAAGTTCAAAATCTTTGACTCTTTCTTCCAGATCATCATTTTTCTTTTCTTGTTCAGCTTGCTTAACCATCATCTCTTCATGAGCCTTATGGTCAGCTTCCATCGCCTTTTCTGTCTTATCCAGCATTTCTTTGAACTCGGCAGATTCAGCACCATACTTCTCAACAGTACTTCGCATTGCATCTACAGCCTCTTTCACTTCCAGAACTATTTTTTCATTTTCACCAGCCATTATTATTCTCCTTATTATTTATTAAAAGATTTGAGTGATTCTAATACAGAAGTCAAATTCAAATCAGTATCAACACTGACGCTGGTCTGACCATCTCGGTCAGCTCCCTGCTTTATGAAAGAGACTAACTTTACAGCAGATTTGCTACTAACTTTTACTCCATTATGGAACAATTCTTCCAAAGTCCTTTCATCGTGGGCTTTAAAATCATCAATCCGAAAAGTCTTACCAAAAGGACTAGCCAAGCCCATTTTGTTATAATACTTTTCAATAGTATTCATAACTTTAGGCCTGTCTTCTTCAAACCAGAACCATATTCCTCCACGAGCGCCATTAATTCTAGCAGCTGCTTGGAATATTGCCCTGGGTACTACTGTCAGCTCACCATCTATGATATCAGCGATCAACAATTTATAATATCCAAGATCATCTGGATCTTCATGATCATACCACAAAAATGCTTGTCTGTATTTTTCTTGTACTTCTGGATCTTGTAACCCTTCACTATCTGTCCCAGCCCAGTCTCTGATTCTACCAAGGGCAGGAAGTTCATCCCAGAGAGTTGGCCTAGGAGCAATAGGAAGATCATCACTAAATGACATAGCTGCTTTTGTTTTTAAATTAGCTTGATCATTCATAGGAATTGTAACAAGAGATCCTTCCCAAAGAAACAATTTTTTAAGATAACGAACGTCTTTTTCATATGATATTCCATCTCTTCCATACGCTGAGTACCCTATAGACATAGATTTAATAGAGCCTATTTTCATCTGGGGCATCACCCTTTTAAGCACGAAATCATCGTCTTTAGGCATCCTTCCTTTAACATATAAACCATAATCATCTTCTTCTAAGGAATCAAATACCCCTATTGGTTCATCAGTTTTATGCATCCATAACAAAGAAGGCATATGTTCTTTCAAAGAATCTTGAAACGCACCTTTGACTACTATATCTCCACCCCTGTCTTCATTTCCAAATGTAGAAAGATAGCCTTCAAATGTAAAAAAATCTCCATCCTCTTTGAATTCTTTTATCTCAAATGGGAAAGTCTTATGACCATCAATCTTAGTTGGCATCGATATTTTCATTATCATCCTCTTCATCTGGGTTGTTTATTTCTTCCTTTTCACCTAATGGCAACATACCACTTTTCTGATATAAAACATCTCCACCTTCAATTGGTTTTTTCCCTGGGATGGAAGCACGAAGTTCATTGACTGTTTCTATATCTATTTTCTTTCTTTGCTGAAGCTCATCTAACTTCCGCTGTTTAAGTGGTTCTATTGACTCAGGATTATATGTAATCTTTTCTTTACCTGGATCCATACCATATCTTGGTAATAAGAACCTTGTCAAACCAGCAAACAAAACTACCGCTGTAGGAATTACTGCGTTATCATAAAGCAAAGATATGCCTGTTTTCATATTATCGAAAGTGGAAGCATCCATAGTAACCAAAGACAAGGGGATGTTATACCTTAGATATATAGAGTTTGACGCTGCTCTTTCTAAGTTACCATAATCCATATCTTTATTTGACTTCCCAAACTCCTTAATATTAGAGACATCAGCTCCAGAAATAACACCGATCTTTCCAGCATTCTCAGCGCCAGAGTATTGCTCATTTAATCTTTGAACTCTTGTTTGGTGCTCATCATCATCTATATAGTCTTCATCATTAAAAGTAACCAATAATGAAAGCCTACCGCCATTTTCTAACATTTTAACATTGTGATACTTACCTTTAATTATCTGTTTAGCTTCCATCGCAGCAGCTTGTAAAGGAGAATCAGATTCTGTCTTTAAAACCCTGGATGAGAAACCTCTAATATGATACAATTCTTTAAGAACAGAATCATAAAAGCGGGCATCTCTATTTTTATCAATTGTCCTTATATAATTCCCAGTATAGACACCTCTGGTTACTATATAAGAACCAGGATAATCATCAGGAGCTTGTTGTACAGTCGTATTTTGAAGTGAAATAGGATACATTTCAATAGGTGGTCTTTTTACATTACCAGCGGATAATATAAGAGCATCGTGTTTAAGTAAATAGTCACGACACAAAGTACCCATAAAATCAAAATATGTACCAAAAGAATTAGGATTTTTTAACAAATCTAAAATTGGATGTTTATCAGTAAATTTCCCATCATTTGTTTCTATAACAGGCTTAATTTGTTTTACCAAATCAGCTATCATATCTACAGAAGTAGCAACCGCAGCTGTATTCCTATACATCTTCATAGCCTGAGATGCGGTAATCCAGCTACCACTATTAAACATAGCAGCTAAAAAAGAATCAGGAGCAACATCATAAGAAACTGATTTCTTTTGTATAGTTTTTGGTTTAGCTTTAGAGAAAAATGGTATTTTCATTAAGTTTTATGGGTTAAATGAAGACTTGTCTTTTGTGTTTAGGCCAGTAATTCATCATAGTCGCATCCGCTCTATTAGGAGACTTCATCCCATCAGGCTTCTTATCAATAACTAACTTGCCAGCACCATTTATAGAATAAGTTGGCTGAGACAGTTCTTTTCTCAGTTCCTGTAACCCTTTCATATTAGAATCAAGACTAATAAGCTCATCAACAGGATATTCAGCTACCTGATTAATCATTTTAAATGTCTTTTCGCAACGCAATCGCAATTGCCACCACCCTTGAGCCTTTAAATTAGCATAAAAATCTTTGTTTCTAGGTGATTGTTTATCACCTCTTATCACTCTGGCATTAGGTTTTAATACCTTTCCAGAAGCGTTCCACCCAACTACATCAAGACTTTTAGGCAATAATTTTTCTCTTTCCAGCCTATTAATCTCAGACTTAACCCCAGATCCAACACCAATATTATCATATTGTAGGGATGTAACCCTTTCTCTTTTACACCTGAATAATGCTTTTTGAGTAGCTACACCTACATCTGGAGCATCCCACTTATCAGAAATATACTGTAGAATACCATGCCTTAAAGATAAACCCTGTTTATCTTCTCCACCGTCAGCTACATCAAAAGCGGCAATCTTCTTTCCAGTAATAGGAATATTCAGTTTAATATGAGCATCAATAATAGCAGTAACCCAATTACCAGGAATTAAAATTCCTTCAACAGCAGCAGTGGCATCTCGATCAACCTCTTGAGCAAATATATGAAGCAACCCTTCTTCAACTGCTCTTGCTCTTCTTGTATCATACCATTCCTGGGTTTTTAATGGATGGTCTGACCAGTCAAAGATAAAAACTCTGGTCGCTCCTTTTCTTGGAGTAGAATCAGGCTCCCATACCTCTCCTGCGTCAATTCTTCTTTGAAATACAGTAGTAGGCCCATTAACTGAAGAGATGTCAATTTGTATGTTAGTATTATCACCGAGAGCAGCTTCGATTTTTTCAGGTCTTTCATAATGGGCTGAATTATGGGTTACTACAAAGTTGTCAGTTAAGTATAATCCATCTTTAGAATCTACAGAAATACACCTCATAGGCTGAGCTTCTAACAGCTCAATTGAAATAATAGCTCTGCCCACTGGATGTTTTCTTGGGTTAAGGGATGCAATCTTTCTTTCAAGTCTAAAAGGAGCAGGCCACTTTGGTAAAGCTAGATGTAATACATACATATCTCTATGCATCTCATTTGGCTTTATATTATAAGTAGCAGTCCCACCTAAAGACTGAACTAGAAACAATACATCATTTGCTAACTTCTCAGAAGATGTATGAAAACTAGCAACTCCAGAACCACATCCATCAGTATCCATCAACCCTTGTAATAAATCAAACCTATTTTCAGGAGTCGAATATTTATATGCATCTGGAATAAACTTTTGATAGGATAAGCATCCACCTATCCCTGAATCCCCAACTACTTTTCTGGCTCTGCTTTTATTAAACCTATTAGATTTGACTCCAATAACATCACAAATGCTATAAGCATAACCACCTCTATTCATAATCTCTACACCTTCTGGCAACAGCCTCTCAAATTCTTGAACCATAAATTCATCAGCAGTAGTAAAACCAGGAGTAGCATTGGGCACTTTATGAACAGAGCCATCACCTATTAAAGCTCCAACTAAATAAGGATCAAGAGGCAATTCTTCTTTTGAGTCAAATTCTATAACATCGCAGATAGGAATCCTATACTTATATTGTTTTTGGCCACCTGGGCTATTATAGACATAATCTTCATATAATGCTTTTGCTGAAGTTATAAACTTTTTCTTTTTGCCCCAAGTTTTTGTTACTTCCCATAAATGATTTGGACTACACTCGGCAATCATTCCATCGCTGAATTTAAATCTAAATGTTTCCACTGATTCAAACTCTTTTATCTGAGTAACTTTAGAGGTACCATTATATGGATGAGATATAATAGAGCCAACCTCTATATCACCCATTAATTTAAATCCAGTAGGAGTTAATACCTTAGAGGTTAATGGTTGGGCTTCGTCTTTAAAATATATGGTTTTCCTCCCGCCTCTACCAATGTTGTCACCCGCTTCTCCGGTTATCGTAGACCCATTTTCAGGATTAATTATCTTCATATAGGTAGCATGAACCTTTGAATTCCATCCTTTTGGCTGTAAAAATGAGGGGATATTCTCCTGAACCATTCTAATCTTCTCGAATATAGAATCAGGATCTCCCATTTTATCAACTAAACTCTCTTTACGAGATCCCCAACCTATAGCAGACCCTGGGTGAAATCTCCATAGCCAATCACTGAAATTTGCCGCTATCCAAGTCGCTCCAACGTCACGACATTTCTCACATCCACCATTTTCTTGATCTAGCAGACACGCATACAGAAATCTTATAAACTCTTTTTGACGTTTAAATGGAACAAATGGCATTAAGGTAGGAATATCTGTACCCGCATTTCTAGGATCATAAGTAACACCCCAATCACAAATATATTCAACAGGCCTATCCTTATAATAGTGCCAAGCACCACGCATAAGTCTAGGATCACTCTTAATCTTAATGATCTTTTGAGCACGTTTGTGAAGAATTTTTTTGAAGTTAGGATATCCTGCCATTACTTTTTATTTAAAGGATTAAATCTTGAAAGAAATTTACCAATGCCGGCTTTTTCGAGCTTTTCAACAATCTTATCATCCTTTTTAGTAGGTGTTATTTTAGCAATGGCTTTAGCCCCACCATAAATTACCGCTAAAATAGCCAATCCTATCCCAACTTGAGGATAATAAGCAATGCCTAAATCTATCATATAGTCCATAATCACCTTATAGTCCTTTTAAAATGCCAACTACCATTAAGAAATCAGTTCCAATATGAGTTAAGTTGCTATTATTACAATTTTCCCCTGGAACTCTTTGCCAAATAAAGTCTGTACAGCCCCAACCTTCAACTCCTACCTTCTCAGTAGGAAGTGAATCAGGAAATTTGTGGTATAAAAAGCTAAAAATATCATCGTTTGCATCAGTTTGAAGAACCAGTTTACGATAGGCTGAGACAAATAACCAGTTGTTATAACCAATATTATCACCCACTCTAGCCAAAGACTCAAGAGAAAGCTTTAAATATTTTAATTTATAAACTGGATCTTCCACATGTAAAGCTTCGATATAATGAATTAAAATTGTTTGGAAGGTTAAGTGATTGCCAAAAACTCCTTGGTCTACAATGCGTAAACAAGCAACTTGATCAGCATTTCGATGACATTTATAGTAATTTTCATTAATAAAGTCAGCCATCGAGGCATTAGTTAAAACATTGCTTATCGAAGTATTCATATTTAAGGCACTATCGCTATAACCTAGATTATAAAGGCTAGAAACAGCCTTTAAAGCTTGCCTACCAACTAAAAGAGTAGTCGATAAATCTTTTCTACCCGCTAGCCCGTATTCCCAATTATTATCTCTACCATATTCAATAAATTTAATTAATGACGCCCCAAATTCACTTTTAACAGGTTCACAATCTGTATGATAAGCTATTGCACCCATCGATAGCCATAAGGCAATTAAATCCTTGGATATTGACGTTCCTCCAACATCTAAAGGGTGCCTTATTAATGTTCCGCTAGACAGTTGGATGCCCTTCATCCCTTGCCATAAAGAAGTAACATCTTGTTTTAGCATACAATTAGTGGAAATAGTTGCCGCCGTCCAAGTTGCCGCATCTCCTTGTTGCACAAAAGTGTTATCGAGCTTTGGTAGAATCAAGTTATAAGAATCTATATGTTTTTCTTGTGCACTTATATATAAGGAAATTTTATCATCTAATTCTGCTTGTGTAAAAGTGGTGTCTGTCCCAATAGGAACAGGATTTGGAGTTGAAGATGATGTTCCAAACCACTTATCAGCAATATCCTTACAAGAAGTGGTCAAAATGATTATTAAAAAAAATAAAAAAATTTTTTTCATTGATATAGCCAAATGACATTTTGCGTTTTTATAGGATCCAAATCAACGTGTATAAAAGTGGCGCCAATTCCTATTCTTGTGAAGCCAACTTCTAGCAATGAAGAAATGATTAGGCTCCGCTTTATTGAATTGTGTGCTTCTATATCGCTTGCTAGGCCAAACAAGTGAGAAGATGTTTTAGAGCCACCTACTTTAGCGTTATGTTCTGGGGTTCTAAACCCAGAGGTTATTTTGAAAGATGTATCGGCCAATACCCTGGCTGAGAACAGTTTAGACATGAAGTCTTCGTTCATGCCGTTGGCGCCTGTTGGATCAGCGAACTCTTCTGGTTTGAAATGTGTTTTGAATGCTCCCCAATTTGTATTCATATTATTAGTATAGTTGGGGGGAATTGATTAGTAAAGAAAAAAAATTGAAAAAATTTTTTAGACAGGACATGGGGGTGATGGTATTCGAGTGGTTAGTGCGCGGTAGCAACCAGGGGTGAGAATAATAGGGTTGGTTGGATGTTTGTTAGGGCAAACAATACTTTTTTGCGTATACGAACATTACAAATTTGCTAACGCAAACAATTCAAGTTTGCCTATACAAACATTATCATTTCGTATATACTAAACAAAACAATTCGTATATACTAACATTACAAGTTAGCCAATACGAACATTTCCATTTCTTATATACTAACAATTCAAATTAGTATATGCGAACATTATCATTTAGTATAGGCAAACAATTCCAATTAGTATATACAAACACCCAACAGGTAATTTTTTCCCATTAGCTATACTTAACTAAGCAATTAAGTTTGGCTAATAAAGTCTGGCTAATAGATAGCATTAGAATAAATAAGGCTGAAACCCTTTACTTTCCATTATTTACCAGAAACAGATTTCTGCGATTTAAACCGATAGAAAACGATTTTTGCGATAATTATCGGTTTAGCTAGATTTTTCAAACCTAACTAAACTATTTTCATTTTATTTTTATTTATTTTCATTTATTTTTATCCTATTTAAATCATTTTATTTTAATTATTTTACTAAACTCCTGATATTACAGGCGATTTTCTGATCTTTTTTTCTTTACTTTCTGATTTTTCCAGAGTAGTATTATAAATAGAGGTCAGGGAAACACCTCAAAGGAGCTGAGAAGCTGGATCCGGGATAAGCCGGTACAAAAAATATCTACTTCCCAAAAATTTTGCTCAAAATCCAAAAATCCAAAAATTCAAAAAAAGGAATAAAATGAAAAGTCAAATTAAAATGGTTCGTGGATCTTCTTCAAAATCTGGCGTAGTTTATACGATCGCTTTTGAAAATTTGGGTCTTCTTCAAGCTTCAATTATTGACTTTACCAAAAACGGTTGCGAAGTCTTAAATCAAAAAACTCCAATCAAAACCAAAAACGGTTACGAAGTAAGAATCAAAGCCAGAGAGCAAAGTTTAATTCGAACAACTTTGCGAATTTTGAAAAAATCCGGCCCAAGTTTTTATCGAGGACAAAAAGCGACTTATATCAAAAAGGCCTCAGACGAAGGAATCAAGCTAGCAAAAAAATTAGCTAGCCCAAAAAAATCAATTTCAAAAAAGAAATAGATTTTAAGATTGGAGCGAAATATCGCTCCAATTTTTTTTGCCTGGATGAAATCTATTATTTTATAGATTTCAAAATCTATTATTTTATAGATTTGATTTGATGTTAAGTTTAACTAATGTTCATGTTAAGTCAAACTTAGACTAAGTTTAACTAATGTTTATGTTAAGTTTGACTAATCACCACCATTTACACATTTCACCACCCAAAAATGGCCAGTTGGCATGTAAAATATTCACGACCGGGCGTTGGATTGAAAACTCGCATTTCACCAACCTAAAATATTCAAGTTCGGGTCTTGGATGTAGTTGATTTAAAAAAGATAAATCAATTCAACTCCTTTACTTTTCAACTTCCGCTAGGTAGAATAAAATATAACGAGTAAGAACTCAAACAATAACCTAAAAGGAGATAAAATGAAATTTAACTTTACCAATTTTATAGCGTTCTACTTGGTGGGGAAGATGACCAAGAATATCCGAGAGAGGATTTGACCCCTTGGAAAGTTGTATCCCTTCCTAGCGGAATTGAGCCCTTGGAGTATTTGAAGAGCTTTGATTTGAGTGAAGATGAAGAGGCTTACTTGTTTATTGATGACGAGCCTAAAAATGTTCGAGTTGCTGATTCAAGTTTTTCTATTGACGAGATAGATGCGAAGATGGCTTACTTTGGTTCTCCTCCTATTTGCTCCTTTGATAGATAAAAGATCGGGGCTAATTGGCCCCTTAGTAGTAAAATCCACAAAACCGGGTGTTGAAAATGAAAGAAGAAATTAAGCTTTTGATGAATGGCGTTAAGGAAGACTACATATCAAAGTTAATTGATTTTGATGAAGCTCTTAGACGCATTTCATTAATAAGGAAATACGAAAATGAAGAATTGTGCTTAAAAGGAATAAATTCGATTTGGTTTTAAACTCAATCAAGACCAAATTAAACTTTGTGACTTTAGTGATAATTGTGAAATTGCTCCTTGTAGTTGGGCTTGACTAGCTGTCGAGAAAGAACTTTAATCCAAAAACTCAAAAAAAAGGGAAACATGAAAATTTTATTAGGGAAAGCAATAGCCGACGCAAAAAAAAATAATAACTTTTTTTGCGGGAGCTATATTGCCAACGCAGATGACGAGTATTTCGGAAAGAAATACAACCACCTGATCTCTTGCGAAGAGGGAGATCTTATTGTTATTGTTCGTGGCCCTGACATAGGGTCCATTGAACAAGAACTGAATTATGGACAAGAGGCAAGGTCGTAAGTCGTAATCCCTTCTCAAATTAAGTCGTTTCTTTCAAGAATTGAAATAGCTATTTTAGCTAATATTACGAAAATCAAAAAATCAAAAAGGTTAAAAAAGATGAGAGAAAAAATTGAAGTGTATAATAGAGCCAATTCAATAGCCCAAGTGGTTGTTGAAAATCTCCAAGATCTCAAAAAATTAATCCAAGTAAGAAGGGCAATCCAATGCCCTAATTGTTCTATATATTCCCTCCCAATGCATATAGAAGATGGTATATGCCCTGTTTGTGACTATCAAATCGATTTAACCCCCTTAGAAAATTGATTAAACCTATCCCCTATAGTAAGTTATAGGGGAGGTATATGAACAGATTATTTACCCGCTTTAAACGATTGCTAAGGGTAGATACAACCTTTTAGAATAGGAGAATTATACTTTAATGTTGATGAGTATGGATTTGAGGGTATCTAAGATCCTATTGAAAGATGATCATTGGGTGGCCATTGATTTTGCTAATGTTAATAAGAGTGAATTGCCCTTGAGGGTTGTAACTGATCTTTTGGTGTTGTCTAGCGAAGAAGATATTGAAATTTGGGTCGAGGCGATGGAGTAAAAAGCGAATGGGCGGGTGGTCAACTCGCCCAAAAAATTTTGTCCAGGGTGCCCCAACTAGTAAAAAGCGTCCACACGGGTGGCCTGAATTTTTAGTTGTTTTCAATCGTTACTGTAACGTTACTGTAACGTTACTGTAACGTTACCTACCTTGAAAAGTACCGCTGGTAACGTTACTGTCCTAATCATTGGTCTTCATCATTATGCTCAATCTGAGCAACTTCCTCATAATCACCTTCAATTATATTCTCCATTTCCTCCTGATAAAGCCTACAATCTTCATTTGCCAATTCCTTCTTATTACCAACGTTAATGTTGATGCTAACTTCACTTTCAATATCAATACCATGGACATTCCGAGCAATCATCTTAATAAGAGTATTATTGACTCCACTAGTTGGTTGGAAAGCCACTTCCTTAACTTTTTGTCTAAACAAATATTCCCCAACTTCTTTCCCTCTTGAAATTGCTTCAAAGAAACTAGGATATCTTCCCATCCATTTTAGCAAGGTTGATTTAGCAATTCCCAAAGCATAGCAAGCATGGGTTAATGTTCCATCTTCTTGAGCGACAGCATCATAAGCAATCTGATCCATTTCAGTACGATACTTGGTTGTATAGAATCTTATCCCTCCATTTGGCATCACAGTATATGGTTTACTTGGATTGATAGGTTTTTCCTCTACAACAGGTATAGCAGTCATTTTAGTTTATTGGTTATGGTTAGTAAAAAGTTCAAGTTCGGGTGGTCAAATAATGTCTCTATTATAATAAAAATCCTTTGAAAAGTAAAGTCCTTATATAAGCACCTAATATCATTAATCTTTACAATGTAGTTGTATTGATTTGTAGGTTTAAACCCGATTTCCTAGCACTTCTTTAGCTATACTGAATTATATATCGTTTTATAGAATAACCTTAATATAATCTAAAAGACGACAAAAAAAATACTATAGCTAAGTAATTTAAAGTAAAAAACCCCTCGAACCTACAATATGTTTCAAACTCAGTGTAAAGTTTATTTTTAACTTTACCTATCCAATACTGGTCCTATGAGTACAAAGAAAATAACTAAAAATTAACCTTTACTTTTCAATAGGTTTAGATTATTATAAATATAACGAGTAAATTAATATAAATCAAACCTAATTAAACAAGGAGATAAAATGGTAAACAAAGAATTTAATGATGATTTTAATGAAGAAGAATTCAAAGAAGGAGAAAGCCCAGAAGAGATAAACAAACAACCTTCATTTGAAGAGGTTAAGCCTAAATTGGTAACCTATACTATAAAACCTAAACCTTTTCAATTAAAGAAGTGCTACTTTAATGGGCTAACTTGGATTGTGGTGGCCAAACAATATCCTAATGATAAAGAAGATGAAGTTATTTCAGCTTCAGCTTCCATAAAGGATACTACATTCTTTGATATAATTTTCGAACCAGAAAAAGGATGTTACAGAGTTAATAGTCATATATTATATATCCCAAGTAAAGAGGATGCATTATTATTAAAAGTTGCCGCTAGTCAAAATATAGAGATAGAAATTGGCGTGTATGAATTATTCGAGAAGGCAAAAATAGAAGCGGAACGTAGATACAAAGCATGGATTAATTTAGTAGCAACTAACAGGGCGGCAGCTTTGAGTGGAAATTCTGAATATCGCAAAGAAGGATATGTACCAAAAAAACCTAGATTTGAATGAGACAAAAATGGCCAAAAAATTAAACCAAATAGATTTAGATATATTGGAGTTTATAAAAGATGATCCTAATTCGGCAAATTTTAATAATTTTGTAAACAAATTTGGTAGTGAAAATATAGAGGCTTTGAATTTTTTACAAGCATCAGACTATGTTAAAATACCAGACAATGGCAATATAAAAATGCTATATAAAGGGGATAAGTATTTACTAAACAATTCTGAAAAATACAAATTAACCCCTATATAAAGGATAAAATGAAACAACTAATTATAATAGCATTCCTTATTTTCTCTATCTGCTGGATAACAAGATCTTGTAAAAAAGAGCTGGATAGGTTTGATAATATTGAAGTAAGCAGTTATATGGCTAAAGATTAAATACATCTATTTTATCCTTTACGGATTACTTTTAAACCTATATAGTCTTATTATATAATATTAAAGGAGGTAAAAGTGAACTACCAAACCGCACATATCGAATTTTGGCAAAAGCTATATGATAATGTATCTTTAAGATCAGACGGTTTATTTAATATGATGTACTTTCAAGAGGACTTCGATGTATTATTAAAAGATGTCTTTAATACTTCAGAGATAGATTTTCCCGCTTGTGAGTGGATGGTAGATAATGAACTTTCCTGTGAGCAATGTCCTATTAACAACGATGCTTGTTATAATCCTGATTCTGCCTATGATAGGTTAAGGGCTATTCCTACTAAAGCGGAAACTTTAAAATATATTGCTTTTATTAGAGATAGTTGGAGATAACATGAAACAAGAAGATAAAGTTTGTACACTTGAGCAAGCTAAAAAACTTGTTGAATTAGATATTGTTTTAAAAACTGAGTACCATTGGACAGAGAATACACATAAGGAGTGGTATTTAAATAAAGTTTATAATGGATGCCATAAAGAATTTCCAGCATTTTATCCTGCTCCCGATGTTGCAGAACTCGGGGTATTATTAAAAGGTTACAAAGTTTGGATCAACTCTGTAGGTTACTGGCAACTAACAAAAGGTAACCATTTAAAAGAATTAAAAACATTTAATTATAAATTCACAGAAGCTCAAGCGAGATGTGAAGCATTGATCTGGCTTATTGAAAATGATTATATTAAACCAGAGAATTTAAAATTATGACAACACTTAAAGATTATTCAACTAAAGAAATGTATGACGAGTTACAACGAAGATTATCTGGGACAATTAAAAAGAAAACATGGGTTGATCTTGAAACTAATTTAGAGTGGGAAGTAGTAACAAAACCAAAGATGACCTGGAATGATGCTATAGAATACGCCACCTCTTTAGGTGAGGGATGGAGATTGCCAACAATAACAGAATTGTTGACCTTAGTTGATCATTCAAAATATGATCATTGTTGTAAAACTAATAGTCTTAAATGTGTTTCTTCGTACTATTGGTCGTCTACTACCTACGCTAGCTATACTAGCTACGCATGGTATGTGTACTTCTACAACGGCGTTGTGAACCATAACTATAAGACAGGTAACATGTATGTCCGTTGCGTTCGAGGTGGCGATAAATGAATTCAAACCTATATGTAGATACAATCCTCCATATTGCGACCAATGGAACTTCTATTCAAGAAGCGAGATTTATTCTACATGTCTATTTATTAGAATGTTTTTTGAGGAGATGTAATGACATTTGATACAGCTACACTCGCTATAATTTATTCTTTAATTGCACAAATCGAGGCTCTGAAAGCAGAAATTATTTCAATGAAGTTTAAAAACAAAGAAAGATTATTTAAAAATATGGCATTAGCTTATGATGAATCTTCATTTCAAGAAAAGGCTGATCAACTCTGGGGAATATCACGAGAGCTACAGGAACTAGGAAGATAAACAAAAGGATATAAATGCAAATAGTATTTCACGGAAAACGTTGGTTCTCTGATTATTCAGGTAATTCTGAACATTCTGTAACAGTATATATAGATGGAGCAGAGATAGGATACCAAAAAGGGAATGGTGGATTAAGGATGTACGAGCAAACTGGGAAAAATATTCTAAAAGAAAAAGGATATGATCCAAAGATGATTAAACCGCTTAGTTTAGTTTCTGATGTTAAAACCAAAAAGGATTTATAATGGCTAATAACTACACCCCATCCAAACTAAGAAAGATGGGCAGGGAAGATTTCCGTAATGATCTTAATCCTAAAGATTGTCATCCATTCAAAGAAAATACTTTTAACTTTCAATCATACTTCTCTAATTATAAAGATGGATGGTATCAAGCAAAAGCGGATTATTATTTAGAAGTTGAAGAGGAAATTGATCCAAAAGATTTAAGGATTGCTAAGCTTGAAGCTGCGCTAAAAGATGTTATTGGGACTTTTGAAAGCCTTGAAGCTGATGATTTGAAATTAATATTAGAAAAGGAGAATACATGACAGATCCATTTAAAGACTTTGAGGTAATCACCATAGATTGTGGAGACTCTGTTCTTTGCGATTTATGTAATAAGGACTATACCAATTCTAATATTAGCGGTGGGTTCTTATTTGGATCAAACGCTGTCTGTCCAGATTGTGTTACTAAGATGATTAAAACTATTAAAGAATATAAAGAAGAAAAATATATCAAGGCTTGGTGCCCTGATAATAAATCTTTTGCTGATTGGATAAGGGAGGATTTGAGATGAAATATAAGATAATTATTCCAGAAATGATAAACAAAGAAGATGCGCTTTTAGCAAATATGCTTTTTGGTTTTAAAGATGAAATATCGGCAAATGAGTCAATTACTGTAAATAATTTTGCAGAAATAAAATTTACATCAATCCCAATAGGCTGGCTTAAAGAGATTAATTCTAAACCAATAACAAGAGAAGAAGCTTGGAAACTGCACGCGAATGGCGATCTCGATTTTGGATATATAAAATATAATGCTTTCTGTGAGGTCTGGGATTTTGCACAAGACCAACTAAAGGAAAATAAATGATATCAATCTGTATACCTTTTATCAGACCTCAAAATATGCTTAGCTTGATTAATAAAATAAGGAAAAATTCAGGAATAGCAGATATTGAAATATTAGCTGAAGAGGATAAAGATAGAATTGGTTGTCCTAAGATGTTAAAGAAATTAGTTGATAAATCCAAAGGTGACTATATTTGTTTTATAGGAGATGATACAGATCCTCAAAAAGACTTCCTATTAAATGCTTTTATAGATGTGTATTATTTTACAAATGAATCAGGCTTAGTTGGCCTAAATGATAAGACTGGAAGGACTCTTCCAACTCACTGGCTTGCTTCAAGAGATATGCTAGATTCTTTAGGTGGAGAATTTTTCCATACAGGCTATCAACACTGCTTCTGCGATAGAGAATTAATGGATAGAGCCATAGAACAAAATAAATTCTATTACTCTCCATCATCCATAGTCCTGCACAACCATCCGCTATTAGATACCAATGTTGAACCAGACAAAGATTACAAAAGAGTGTATTCAAAAGAAGTATTTAATTCAGATAGATCCTTATATTATAAACGCAAAAGAAATGGGTGGGTATAATGAAGAAACTAGCAATAACTGGATTCAGTCGAAGTGGAACAACTGCCCTAACTGACCTATTAAATATTGATCCTAGAATAAGTATCACTTATGAGAAGCGGAGTTTCATTAGTCGAAATCCTAATAAAAGACGTAAATGGGAAGCTAGAAACAACGCTTTATCGATGGTTAAAAAAGATCCTATATATACGGGCGATAAAACTACTCGACCATACTTAGAGCGCTGGGGTACATTGAGGAATAATACTGATAAGATAATTTTTTGCCTTCGAGATCCTAGAGACATTTTTAGGTCAAAATATTGGAAGTTAATTAAGGAAGATCCTGTTGAAATGTATATAGAGTTGATGGGTGGGCTTATTAATAAAGAACTAGATTGCCTTTTTATCTGGTATGAAGATATAGTTGAAAATGTTCCAGGGTATATAAATTGGATATCAGGTTATCTTGAATTAGATCCTGTTCTCGATATAACTGGACATAACTATAAGCCTGTTAGGTGTAGCGCTTGGAAGACTAAGCCACATAAAGAGTTTCCAAGGGAAGTTTATAACATTATGAAGGAGTTTGGTTATTATGACTAAAGCTGAGAAAAAAGAACGAAATGAATCAAAAAAAGAAACATGCTTTCATAAAAAATTTTATAGAAGTACAGTAATGGACTTCTCATTCTATATTTGTAAAGACTGTGGATTCCAATGGGAAACAAATGGAGGTAAAATTGAAAGCACTAGTTTGTGGTAATGCTCTGTGTTTTATTGAAGAAACAAAAGGCAAAAATTTCACAGATTATTTTGTGATTAGAATGAATGGTTTTATTTCTACTACTGAATTTCCTTTCTGCGATGCCTGGTCTAGCTGGCCTAATCCTACTCATAGGCTTAAGCACGATAGGTGTGAACCTATGTATGACGTGGCTAAGTATGCCTCAAAATCTAAAGAGTTATGGCTGGTACATCCAAATTTTATTCTATTAGCTATAAATAAATTTAAAAGAGATCCAGATTATGTATTGCCTAGTTCAAATATAAAAACTATTTTTGGCAAATTTAATTCTGCACCGAATATGGGTATGTTAATGATTATGGCTTGTCTGTGTCAAGAAAGATTTACAGAGATATATGTTGCTGGTTTTGACTTTTATGAATCTAAAAATGATTATTATTTTATAGATGGGAAGTTTGATCACCCTGCGCATAACCAAGAAGATAATAAAAAGTGGTTTACTAATCAGCTAAAGTATAATAATATAAGGAGGTTAGATTGATTTATTGGATAACAGGTAAGCCAAATTCAGGTAAAACAACCCTGGCTTATAAAATAGCCAAACAGATTAATGGGATTGTTTTAGATGGGGATGATATTAGGAAAATATTCCCAGATACTTTTAAAGTTGATGGTAGACAAAGAAATCAAAAGAGATTGGTAGACTTAGCAATTTTATTAGATAAACAAGGTTTTAATGTAGTAATTGCCTGTGTTAGCCCCAATAAAAGCTATAGAGGTTTTTTGCAGAAAGGATTTGAAAAGGGTTGCATTGAAATCCAAATGCCCTTTGGCAAACTTTGGCCTGGTACAAAATATGAAGATTAAAACATTTGTAGTATTGGGGATGCACAGATCCGCTACTAGTTTGACAGCTGGTGCTTTGTCTCATATAATAGATATGGGATCTGGATATAGACCTGTTAGTGACCAACCTAATGGTAACTGGGAAGATCTTGATTTCTATTATATGAATGAAAAGATCTTAAAAGAGGCAGGTGGAACTTGGTATAATCCTCCTCATCCATCAAGAATACTTTCTGTTGGGGAGGAACTTAAGCAAGAAATTAAGAATCTTGTTGAATACAAGAATGATAGAGGCATTCTCTGGGGTTGGAAAGATCCAAGAACAGTCTTAACAATAGATTTATACCTTCCTTATTTAATCAATCCTCATTATATTTGTAACTTTAGGGAGCCATTACAGGTTGCCGAGTCCTTATTTAAAAGGAATAATATGTCAATAAGGGAAGGAATATTTTTGGCAAAAGAATATAATAAGCGGATTCTTAATTTTTTAACTTCTCAAGGATTAACATGAACAAAAAAATTTTGATAGCTATACCCTCTACTACCCATATCTGGGCTAATGTCGTTACTGATTTAGTTCAGTTAGTGGCAACAACTTGTACCAGATATCAATTAGGTTATGTTAATGTTCAAGGGGCTTTGCTCCCTTTGTCCAGAGATAATTGTATTAAGTATGCTTTGGAAAAAGGGTTTACCCATATCTTATTTATAGATTCAGATATGAGGTTTCCACCTGATGCTTTAATAAGATTACTTGATCACGACAAAGATATAATCGGATGTAATGCCGCTAAGAAAGATGGGACTGGCCCAGTTATTGAAAAGAATATAGTTGGGGCAAGAATGGATGCTATAGCTGGAAATGTTACAGAAGTGGAAGGAATCGGTATGGCATTTACTTTAATAAACATGGAAGTATTTGATAAATTATCTTTGCCTTATTTTTATATAGATTATAGCGAAGATGGAGAATCTACCTGGGGTGAAGATTTATCTTTTTGCGCAGATATAAGAACATTCGGATATGAAGTTTATTGTGATTTAAAACTGTCTAAGCAAATAGGCCACCTTGGCGAAAAGGAGCATAGGCTATAATGAGAAGACCTGATCCAAGTCCATCTACTGTATCAGATAGAAAACTAAAGTTGCCAAAGTTTAATCCTAGTCACAAAGATATTAAGCCATTTTTAGATGAGTATTTTAAGAATGGAGGAACAATAAAATTACTTTCTATAGATGGCAATACAGAGGTAACAGGGTATCCAACTGAATGGGATAATGGGGAGAAAAGGGAAGAAAGGTTCAAAGGTTTTAGTAAAAAGAAAAAGATCAATCAAGAAGGATTTTTTAATTAATTTCACAACAGGAATAAGATGTCGATTAAAGTGAACTTTTTAATGCCATTAATTAAAGATCTTCCAACAAAGACTTTTAATTATGATGAAGAGTCAGAGAAATGGGTAAAATCAAAAGACTATCCATTAATGAAGCACTTTAGAGGAATAACCCAAAAAGTTGAAAATTTAAAAGAGTTCAGTGAAATTTTAAAAACTGTAACCAATAAAAAAGTATTTATGATACATGGTGGGTTTCTTCCAGACATCGATAAGTCTAACATGTTAAGAAGATCTAGGAAAGATCATCCAGATGGATTGCCTCCAACTATAGAAAATAGAATGGTAGATTTGTTTGCTATAGATATAGATGATTATCCTCTAATGATGAACTATGAACGAGAATCTGAGGGTAATCTTGTAAAAGTCGGCAAACAATCAATAGAAAGTTTTATTGAAAATAAACTGCCCATAGAGTTTTCACAAGCAGATTATACATATCAATTTTCAGCTTCTTTCGGCTTAACCTCAAAAAAGCTAAAAGCCCATTTATTTTTTACTCCAAAGAATCCTATCTCTAATGTTAGTCTGATGTCCTGGGCTCAGTCCTGGAATAAAGCTAACAGTGAAAACCTGGTAGATTACTCTATATACAGAGCGGTTCAACCTGTATACACCGCTAAAAGGGTGATCGAAAGTGGGATAGATCCTATAGATCCTAATGAATTTATAGGATATGTAGACAGGGGAAATAGCTTGCTTGACTGGGAACCTTCAGACATAGAATCAATTACTACTAAAGGTGACGAAAATAAAGGGAATCTTGTAAATTTGAATAATGGAAGCATAAGCAAAGATTTTGATATATCTGCTTCTATTAGAAAGATTATGTCTGCTGAAAACTTCCACGATCAAATTAGATCAACAGCCTTGTCTCTAATCAATAAAAAGGTATCAAAAAAAGATACTATATTATTTATTAGAGAATTTATGTTGGTAGCTAAAACCTCGA